CGCATCCAACTTCGCGCCATGGACTGCCTCCCACTCGCCGCCCTCGCCCGTGTAGATCGCGCCGTTGGCGATCTGCAAGCACTTCTGCGTGCGCACGGCGGCGTTGGCCGCCTCCACGCCGTCTGCGCCGATCTGGGCGAACATCTCCTCCTCCATGTCGTTGTACAGGGCGCGCGCGTCGCGCGGCAGGTCAACGTAGATCGGGTTGCGGATCGGCTCGTCCACGGGCAGGCCGGTGACGGTCAGGCAGATGTCCTGCAGCAGCTCCTGTATCTCCTCCTGCGCGTGCGACAGGGGCTGCAGGCTGAAGCCGTCGTAGCCGCGCGTGAACCAGCGCTGCTCGAATGCCGTGAACGTGCGGCCCAGCCGCTCGCCCTTGTCGAGGAACCACGTCTGGCCCCACAGATCCTTCAGGCCGTTGGCGCCGGGCGTGCCGGTCAGGCCGACGAAGCGCTTCACCTTGGTGTGCGCCACGCGGCCCAGCGCGCCCGCGCGCTTGCTGCCCTGCCGGATGCGGAAGCTCTTGAGGCGCGTCAGCTCGTCCGCCACCACCGTGACGAAGGGCCACGCGTCGCCCAGCGTCTCGCACAGCCAGACGAGGTTGTCGTAGGCCATGGTGTAGACGTCCGCGCGCTTCCGCAGGGCCATCTCGCGCTGCTTGGGCGTGCCAGTGATGGCGACGACGCGCAGGTGCTTCAGGTGGGCCCAGCGGATAGGTTCTTCCGGCCACGTGGTGACGGCCACGCGCTTGGGTGCCAGCACCAGCACGGGGAACACGTCCTCGACAAAGCTCAGATCATCCAACGCCGTTAGGGTGGACACAGTCTTCCCGCCGCCCATCGGCATCCACAAGGCTGTACGCGGATGCTCGTATAGCCAGTCCAGCGCCTCTTGCTGGTATGAATGTAGGCGGTCACGGTTAAGCACGCAGCCCTCGCAAGTAGTGTTTTATGGTGTCTCGGCAGTACCCAAAGGCTTCGCCTACCTCCTTTTGAGTGCAAGCGGTCTCGGTATACATGCGCCGCATGTCGGCGATTTCTTGTTCGGTTATCACGGAGATGGAGCGATTGCGGGCTTGGACCCGGTACGAGGCCCACCTGAAATTGCTGGGGCTGTAAGGGCCGTCGTTATCTACCCGGTCCAACGTCAGACCTTCTCGATACGAAGGGAGCACGTCTTTCAGATACAAGTCGAAATCGTGCCAGCGGTCGCAAACCTTGATGCCGCGCCCGCCGTATCGGTAGAACCGATTGTGACTGGGGTCGTAGCAACGCGCGTGCATGTTGGACCACCGCACGTACAACGGGTGCGCCGAATTGCCGTGTTTGGTAGCCACTTTACGCATGTTGCTCGCGCGTCGGCACCCGCAAGATTTGGTCTTCCCGCGCCTGAGATTTGTCCCCGATACGGTGGCGATTTTTCCGCAAGAACAGCGACAAACATAGCGGACACGAGTGCCAACCTTCGCCGCTGGGTAGAGAACGGTGAGTTGGCTGAAGGTTTGGCCTATCATGTGCGCCGTATTAGATGTTAGGCCAAACCTTGTCAAGGTGCGGCTCACCTGCAGTCCCTGCAGCGATGCTCCCACGTGTCGCCCACGTTGCGGGCGATGCCGCCATGGTCCTTGTACTCGTCGTACGCGTCGTAGAAGTCGAGGCCGTCCGCCTCGAACGTGTCGCCGCAGTCGTCGCATTCGAAGATGGTGGTGCGGTCCACGTAGTTCTTGCTGATCATGCTACTTCTCCTCTGTCGGCAGGGCGAACGTCGCGCTGGTTTCTCGGGGCTGGTACGGGAAGGGCGACAGGTCACGCAGAAGCGCGGAGTAGCGGGTCAGCACCTGCGCCTCGTGGTGGTCGTGGCTGCTGCCCCGGTCGAAGCAGCGCGCAGCCTGCTGCAAAAGCCAATCGGCTGCGCGGTTGATCTCATCCCGGCGGGCCTCGTCGCACATCGCGGACATGGCTTCGGGTGTCAGGGTGATGCCCTCGACGTTGCCTGCGCTGCATGCGTAGAAGACGCGCTTGCGCAGACGCAGCCAGCGGTTTTCGGCCTCCACCTTGGCCTCATCGATGTCGGCCTGCTCCTCCTCGTCCCAACTGTCAGGTATGCCTTGACACTCAAAGCGGTCGAGCACGGCGCGCTCGTAGCTGTTGAGTAGGCCGCGCGTGGCCTTGTCCTTGCGCGCCTGCTCCGGGTCTTCACTGGCGATCCGTACCATGGCTCAGTCCTCCCACTCGTCGATCAGGTCGTACAGCTGTTCTACGCGCTTTGCGGTCAAGTGGCCGCCGTAGGGGCCTTGCGCCCACGCGCCGTCGGCATCCTCATGCAGGAACCATCCGCCGTAGCTGTCGATTTCGGTGTCTGGCTTCTCGCGCAGGTTATCGCGGCCAACCAGTATGCCGTGCTCCTCCGAGTAAGCCCGGGAAATGGTGCCTTCCGGAAAAGCGGCGTCGGACACCAGCCGCAGGCTCTTCTGGCCCGGTATGGCCTCCGTGGGGCTGTCCGCGAGGACATAGATGGGATGCTCGCTTCCCGCGCCCCAGTGGATGAACGTGTTTTTTACGACGAGCGTCATGGCTGTTGATCCCTTATGGCTAGTGCCTCTTCCAGCAGGACGCCCTGCAGGTCTCGCAAGGCGCGTAGGCGCGCGTAGTGGGTCTCGCGGTCGGCCACGCAGCGCTCGTTGTCGCCGGGGTAGTCCCGGCCGTTCGGCGTGACATACTTGAGGTACTCGATGACCGTGTTGACGGCGCGGCTGGCGTCGAGGCGCGCCCGGATCAAGTCCTCCGGGTTGGTGCCGTTGATGTTGATGATTGGCCGGATCATGGCTCAGTCCTCCAGTTCTGCAAGGATGTCGTCCAGCGCCATGATGGCGTCGGTCGGCGGGAGACCCAGCAATTCGCGCTCGCTGGCGATCTCGCGCTCGTACTGCCGCACCCAGACCTCACGGTACTGGATCTCGCGCTGGCTGCGGGCCAGACGCAGGCGCTCGCGCTCGTGCGAGAGGCTCAGTTCAAGGGCGTCGAGGTGGCTGTAGTCGGTCATGGTGGTCTCCGTTGCTGATGAGGCACCTGTAAAGCAGGTAGTTTACCCCGTCAAGCCCCGAATGCGCGCCACGATCTCGTCGATCTCTGCCTCAGAGCGGGCGACGAAGACGGGCACGCCGTCGTGCTCCATGCGCTCGATCTCGCGCACCTGCAGCTTGCGCAGGCGGTCGCCCTCGGCCTTGATCTCGATGAACGCGGCGGCTGGCCACGTCCACCACACGAAGCAGTCCGGGCAGCCGCTGCGGCCCTCCCAGCGCACCTTGCGGTACTGGCCGCCGCTCTTCTGCACGACGTGCTTGAGGTAGTCCTGCAGCCTACCTGCGGGGGTCATCAGTCGAGCTTCGCATAGCGGTACATCTCGTGTCCGGCGGCGGCCAGTGGCAGGCCCGTGGACCAGCTCTCGCCGCGCGTCATGATGGCAGACAGGGCCCCCACGGTAAAGGCGGGATCGTCCGGCGTCTCGCAGATCAATTCGTCATGCACGCGGATCACGACGGGGTAGCCCTCACCCTCGGCGCGCAGCATGCCGCCCATGAAGATGTCGCGCGCGATGGCCTGCACGATGTTCTCCACCAGCTTGCCGTAGTACGTGTCGAGGCGCTTCCACTGCTTCGTGAACTGGCAGATGCCGTCGTACCAGATCTGGCCGTCCTCAATGGTCGCGTTCGGGTAGCTCAGGTAGCGGCCCGAGGGCAGCCGGATGCGCAGCCACGTGCCGTGCATGTCGAAGCGCAGGCCCCGCACCTCGGTGCTGATGGTGGGGTCGGCCAGCACCGCCTTGGCCGCGCGCTCCACCGCGTACCACAGCGCCACGGTCGCCGGGTGCTGCTTGCGCCACGCATGCACGATGGTCTGGATCGCGTCGTCGGTCATGGCGTCGAACACAGCGCCGCCCATCTTGCGGTAGGCGCCGATGCCGCCACCGTAGCCGCCCGCCAACTCAGGCACCTTGCCCTGCAGTTGCCGCTCGTCCTTGGTGATGTCACCGGGATCCTTGTCGAGGATGCGCCCGGCAGTGATCTTGTACAGGTCGTGCCCCACGCCCCTGTCGAAGTCGTAGAAGGCCTTCACCTTCCAGTCCTCGCCCGCCAGCCACGCCAGCACGCGCCCCTCGATGTTGGACAGGTCGGCCACGACCAGCTTGCGCCCCGGGGCCGCCACGAGGCAGCCGCGCACGGCGGAGGAGCACAGCTCGCTCACGTTGTCGAAGAGCAGGTCTTCGCAGTCGAGCTTCATGGCCTCGATGCCGCCCTCGATCTGCTCCAGCTTCAGCGTGGGCCGGGGCAGGTTCTGGGGCTGGAAGACGCGCCCGGCGTCGCGCCCGGTGCGCGAGGCTCCGCAGAACTGGATCGTGCCGCGCAGCCTACCGTCGGACGAGGCGGCGTTCAGGATGACGTCGTACTTGGCGGGCGACGTGGCCGAGGCCTGCTGGCGGATCTCCAGCAACTCGCGCACGACCGGATCCAGATCGCCCTTGAGGAGGGCCGTGACGGTGCCCTTGGTCATGTCGTCCGGCGCGAAGTTGTGGTGCGTGGCGAGGTAGTCCATCATGCGCTGACGCTGCGTCAGGCTGGCGACCGCGCCGTTCGTCAGTCGGGCGGTACGAGCGGCCAGAGCTCGTGAAGTTCGAGCAAAAGCTCTTGTAGCTGATCGTGCGAGGTCTCCGTCAACGGCGACACCACGGTCATTAATCGCTTGGTCTGCCAGCCACAGGTGCCGCTCACGATCACAATTATTCCATCGCGGCAGGCGTCGATATACGTCTCGCATAGCGTCCACATCGAGGCGGGCGTATTCGATGAAGGCTCGCCACTCATCAGGGTGCGTCTCCCGCGTAGCCCGGCGCAGCTTCACGTTCTTCGGCCGGGGCTTGGTGAGCAACTGTATCAGCTTCTTGCCCGCCTTGTCTTTAGCCTTGTCCTGCGGCACGCCGAGGACGTCGCAGAGCATGCCCAGCGAGGCGGGCAGGCTGTGCTGCAGGGCCAGCACCATGGTGTCCGTAATTTTATCCACAGGAATATTTACACCGCAGTGGCGCAGCACTGTGCGGTCGAAATGGCTGTTGTGGATCACGATCTCGTCAGCGATGTCGATCATGTGCTGCAGGGAGGAAAGCTGGCTCCCGCGCCGCTCTGGGTCAGACGTGTCCCACACCTGCACAGGGTCGTCGTCCACGGCCAGCGAGACGAGGATTACCTCGGCCTCCTCGGCATAGGCGTGCGTGCCGTGCGTGATCGGCACGGGGCTGAAGGTCTCAGTGTCGAGGAAAAGCGTGGTCACGACAACACCTCGCGTACGCAGCGGCGTAGGTCCGTGACCATGTTGAGCACGGCGCGGCGCTCCACGGGCGTCGAGCTGTAGTGCAGCTTGCGGATCTTGTCGCCGCAGCGGAGCACGACGCGCGGGTGCTTCGACCCGGGCTCTATCGTGTAGGTGATGTTGGAGTAGCGCGACAGCTCGGCCCGTAGGGCCTGCTCAGTGTCTTTGCGTTTCATGATGTCCCTCCTCTCAGGTGGGCCGTGCCGCAAAGTTATCAGCAACGCGGAGAGACCCCACGTGCGACACGGCCCGCCTGAAAGGAGGGTGCGGGGGCAGCTTCCATCTGCCGCCCGCACCCCCTGTATAGCCCTACACGAGGTCGAGGCCAAGGGCCCTCTTGTATGTGTCGAGGATCGCCTCCATCTCGTGGCGGTCGTCAGGCTTCATCTTCCTGAGACGCACGATCTGGCGCATGATCTTGGCGTCGTAGCCGACAGAGCGCGCCTCAAGGTACACGTCCTTGATGTCGTCTCCGATGGCCTTCTTCTCCTCCTCGAGGCGCTCAATGCGCTCGATCAGGAGCCGGAGACGGTCATCCGCGTCTCCGTTGTGCCCAAGCCCCGCCATCAGAACAGATCCTCTGCGTCGGCCACGGCCTGCGCCATGCCCGCGAAGTCGTCTGCCGTGGCCGGAGCCGAGCCGCCGCCGAAGGCCTCGCCGTGGCCCGCGAACATCACGCCGAGGACTGCGCAGGCGATGCGGTTGCCGTCGTCGCGCAGGAGGGGATAGATCTCCACCTTCACGTTGGCGTAGCAGCCGCTGTACAGCTTGCGGCGGATGCCCGCCTCGTCGAGCTTGGCGGGCTTGCCTTCGTCGTCAGGCACGTTGTCGAAGCAGCCGGGCTGCTTGTCCGCCGGGGCGCTGACGCCGAGGCTGTACTTGCCTTCGAAGCCCTTGTGGACCTCGCCCTTCGTGTTGCGGTAGTCCTTCTTGAGGAAGGCCACGCGGCCCTTCTCGGTCAGCATCTCCAGCACGTTGGCGGCCTTGTCCTTCCACTGCGTGGTGGCGACTTCGCGGATGGCCGCGTCGATCAGCGCCACGTCAGGGTCAGTCGGGTCGATGATGACGCGCGCGCCGTAGGCGGGCTTGCCGCCGTTGACCGAACGGGGCTCGGCCAGATCGGTGAAGCCGAGGCGCTTGTTCTTGAGCATCAGGGTGACTGCTCGCCGGGTCTCAGTTGCCATAATTCAGTTCTCCAGTGTCATGCGGAACTCTTCCGCAAGGTTAGCGACGGCCAGTGCAGGCCGCAGATCAGTGGCCGGAGCCACGGATGGCTTGCCCTCCGCGCGTGTCGTCAGGTCCATGGCCCGCTTCAAGCGCTTGGGGGTGTCCTTCAGCAGCTTCTCGGCTGCCGTCGGGCTGATCAGTTTCTTGGTGTACATCTCGTCGTCGCGCAGGCGGAACGACTTCTTGAACATCTCCTCTGCGGCGTCCTCGTCGGCCCACGCGCGGTTGCCCTTGCGCCCCTCGACCAGCTTCCAGCCGTCCACCGTCTCGCCCGCCAGAAGGCGGCGCTCGGTCTCTGCGCGCACAGCCTTGCACCACGCCTCGACCATATCAACCTTGGTCATGGCCATGGACAGGTAGTTGTCCCCTGTCTCGGCGTTGGGCGCGTCAGGGATGAACGCGGCGAAGTCATGCGCCGTGGCCGGGCCCGCGATGGCCATCACCTCCTCGCGCAGGGCCGGGCACGTGGCCTTGGCCTTGCAGAAGCGGCACTGCTTCTCGCCGGGGTTGAGGTACGCGCCGATCCAACCCTCGTCGGTGTCAACGTTGCACAGCAATGCGGCGGTGGCCGCGTCCTCGACGGTGCGGGCCGCTTCACTAACCTCCTCACCAAACGCCTCAAGCTGCGCCGTCGAGATCGTCCACTCCGCCACGTGGTACATGCGCGGCTGGTGGATCATCATGGTGACCCACGAAAAGTCCGAGATCAGGCTGTGCTCGTGCAGCGCCCCGAGGGCGTACATCTGCATCTGCTCGTTGTCCTCGGCGTAGACCTTCACGCCCGCGCCGTACTTCAGGTCGATGACCTCGATGGCCTCCTGATCGTAGTCGATGATGATGGCGTCGCTCGTGCCTGTCGCGCCGTCCTCGCCGGTCAGGTGGCCGATGGGCACGGACTGCTCGACCAGCAGCTTCGCCCGCTCCGCGCTCTCCCAGACCAGCTTGCAGTAGTCCATGACGTGGTCCGCCATGTCCTGCGTCACCTTGATCGGGTATCCGTCCACGGTCTTGGTCTCACCGACGGGGATGACGAACTCGGGATCCGTCAGGACGGCTGCCGCCAGCTCGTGGGCGCAGGTGCCCTCGGCGGCGAAGGCGCTGCCACCGTCGGCGTACTCCGCCTCAAGGATGACGCTACCCGCGCAGCGCATCCAGCGATGCGCCCCCGAAGGGCTGAGCTTTGCGTGTGCTGCCATCAGAGCAGCGCCTCCAGCGCGGTCACCAGCTCGGGCACCTGCGCGGCAGGCACGTCCGTGGCCTTGGCGGCGCCGAAGGTGTCCAGCACGGCCACCATGGCATCACGGCCCTTGACCTTGACCACGCGCAGGACGAGGTCACGCAGGGCCTCGGCGCTGATCGGCGAAGGCTGCTCGGTCGGCTCGGCGGCGGAGCTGCTCGACGTGTCGGGCGTAGGCGCTGAGGTTTCGGAGGTATGGGGCTCCGGGGCGACTGCCGTCTTGGCGGCCTCCGGCACGAACGCGACGCCCAGTTCGGGCATGACGGGGTCCATCGCCTTCATGGCGTTCACGGCGGCGCGTGCGCCCTCCACGATGGCGCTGCCGCGCAGGTTGGCACCGATGGCGAGCAGCTTGTCAGCCACCTCGGCGATGCTGGCGCCGGTCACTTCGATCTTGATCATTTCGTCCCTTTCAGTTGTGCTTCCAGATCTTCAATACGGTCTTCGCGCTGGCCGAGCATAAGCTCCAGCTCCTCGAGCTTCTCGTGCAGCCTGCCGATCTCGCGGTCGAGTTCGATGTCGTGGTCTTCACGCTCGCTCTTACCCGTCTCGAGTTCGTCGTCGGCCTCCTCCAGCCGCTCGCCCAGAGCGATGCACAGCTCGCAGCCCTTGCTGCGCGCCTCCTCGACGAGGCGCTTGGTGGGCTCGCTGCGCCAGTAGTCACGGTCCATGTCAGTGCTCCTCAGAAGTTCCACGGCGTGGCGCCGTACTGCTTCGCGATCTGGCGCGCCTCGCGCTTGGTCGCGACGTTGAAGCTGACCATCCGCGTGCGGTGGCCGTCGATGATGCGGTTCAGGTCCAGCGTGGAGGGGCTGCGCGCCCCTCCCTTGGTGAACTCGGCGGCGAGGACGTTGCAGCCCATCGCTCAGGCCTTCCGCGCCACGACCTTGACGGTCGTGTAGCCCTTGGCGACCTTCTGGTTCTTGGAGAACCAGCGGCCGTCCACGCCCAGAGCGCGCAGCTTGGTCTCGGCGGCCTTGGCGTCGAGCGACTGGCGCTCGGCCACCTGCGACACGGTGGCGCGGTAGGCGCGGCCGTCGATGGCGTCCTGCTCGCTGTCGATCAGGCGCTGCACGAGGTCGGCCTCGATCTTCTTGAGGTCGGCGATCTGCGCCTTGATGTCGCCGAGGCGATCAACGATGGCGGACGAGAAATCGGTGACGGGTGCAGTTGCCATTGGGGTACTCCTTCGTTGCTGATGACCCCCATATAAAGTGCCTGCTTTTCCCGTCAACCCCCTATGTGCAAAAAATTACACGGCCATGCTCAACAGCCAGCGGCCCGTCCTTGCGCTTGACCAACGACTGCACGGCGCGGCGCATCAGGAAGAGGCGCTGGTCGCGCTTGCCTGCATCCGGGGCGGGCAGCAGGTCCGCGCATCTTTTTACAAACAGGGCCTCGGACGTGTCGGTCACGCTGGCGTACTCGCTCTCGATCACCTCCAGCACGTGGCGCTCGTTGGCACCGTAGCGCACGACACCCCGGCTGGGCTTGTCCTCCGCCTTGGCCACCGGCAGGTCGGCCTCCACGGCGACGCAGGACGTGAGCAGGTCGCCGTCGGCGTCCACGCCCAGCTCGACGATCTCCAGCCTGAAGCCGAAGCGCAGGCCGTCCTCGCCGTCCTTCATCTTCTCGAGGTGGATCTCGCGCTGCCCGTCCTCGTGGCGTATCACCTCGATCTGGGCGTCTGCTGCGGCCTTGATGCCGGACCAGCCGCGCGAGCCCTTGCTGGCGTCCTTGCCTGCGTGGTGGACGGCCATGACGGTCGCCCCGGCCATCTCGCGGATCAGGCGCAGGTTGGCCAGCGCGCGGCCCATGTCCTCCGCGCCGTTCTCGTTTGCCCCGGGCGTGACCTGCGCGAGGGTGTCGACCACGACGAGGGCCACTTCGCCCAGCGCCTTGATCTCGGCCAGCACCTCGGCGATGTCCTCCTCGTGCAAAAAGTTGGGCGCGGCGGTGATCACGTCGATGGCCACGTCCCGCAGGTCGATGTCGTGGTGCTTGGCGTAGGCCCTGACGCGCTTGGTGAGGCCGCCAGCGCCCTCGGCGGCTATGATGACCACCCGGCCCTTCTTGGTCCGGTGGCCGCGCCACGGCAGCCCCTGCGCGACGGCGAAGGCCATGTCGAGGGCGACGAAGGTCTTGCCGCTGCCGGAGGCACCGAACAACACCACCAGCTCCGCGTCGGGCACCACGCCCTTGATCAGCCACTCGCCCGGCGGCTGGAGGGACAGGTCGTAGATCGGTATCGGACCAAAGCGGCCTCTCTCGGCACGCGGTGCAGCGGCGATGGCCTCGGCCCGGGCCATCACCTCTTCGAGGCTGCTCGCGTTATCGGGGCGCGTGTGGACGTAGCCGGTCCTCTTGGCCATCTGGATCACGCTGGCCATGGTCGTCTGCTTGTGGCCGCGCCCGACGCGCCGGTCGAAGCTGTCCCACTGGGTCCGCAGGCCTTCCGTGCCGGGGTAGGTGGCGCCGTCTGCGGACCACGTGTCCCACAGGTCAAAGCCGGTGTCGTCGCCCTCGCACTCGTGGTGCAGGGCCATGCCTACGCGGATCCACTCGTCACGGCCGATGTCCGGGCTGATGTGGCCGAGGATGCGCTCCATGAGGGGCTGGCTCAGGCCGAGGGGCTTCTCGTGCCCGGCGGTGAAGTCGTCGCTGATCTCGGCTGGGCGCTGGGGACCGAAGCGGGTGTCGCACAGGTGCTGGATGATGGCATTGACGACCGGGCTGTCGGCGACCGTGTCGTCCTCGCCCAGCAACTCGCACACCGGCAGCACGTGGCCCGTGAAGGTCACGAAGCCCGAGGACGTGAACGTCTCGAAGCCGTACGTCTCGTCCGTCTTGGGGGCCTTGTTGTTGCCGAAGCTGCCCACGCTGAAGGCGCGCACGCCCGCGCCGCTGGGGCTGTACTCGGCATACGTGCGCGCGGCGATCTGGGCGATCTCGTCCGGCACGTTGCCGTCCGCGTCCACGCAGTAGTCGAAGTCCGTGGCCGTGATGCCGAACTCGGGCATGAGGGCCAGCCCCACGCCGCTCATGCCCCGCTTGGCGGCCGCGTCGCGCGCGGCGGCGAACTTGACCAGCTTGGCCCGGTCGTTGGGACTGCCGTTGGCGCCGTAGCGCTTACCGCCGTCGGCGTAATAGGGCACCTTGATCTGCTTGCCGGTGCCCTCCTGATCCTCGTAGCGCCACAGGAGCCAGCCCTGCAGGTCGCGCAAGGCCGAGGGGGCCTCCACGCGTCTGAGCTGGGGTGAGATGGGTTGCACGTCCGCCACTTGTGTCCCCTCAGAACAACGAAACGAAGTCATCGACGAGTTGGATGCGCTCGCCGATCCAGCGCATCACCGGCACGGCCATGCTGTTTCCCAGCACCTTGTAGCGCGGCCCGTCTGGGCACTCGTCAGCGCTCTTCTTGCCCCACGGTATTGCCGTGAAGCCGTCAGGGAAGCCCTGCAGGCGCTCGCACTCCACAGGCGTCAGGCGGCGCACGGCAGATGTGGCGGCATTCGCCACACACGGGCGCATGTCACTGGTCGCACCTGCATCCGCGCCGTTCAGCGCGGGGAAAACGGTCTCGCTGTAGCCGCGACCATTGCGGCCAATGCGGGGCTGGAACGCCACGGCCTGCACCTCGCTGCGGGCCTCCAGCGTGTAAGCGAGGTCTGCCTGCACCCCTACGCCATTTGGGCCGCTGCTGGGGTTCGTGCGCAGCGCACCGGCTTGGATGGCGTGGCTCAGCACGAAGTCGCCACCCTGATTGCCACCCACCGGCCCCGCCGCCATGACCGGCTGCGCGACGTCCGTCTCGCGCGCCTTGTAGTCCTTGCCGCTGTTCATGGGCGTGATGGAGTAGGCCACGGCCTGCGGCTGACCGCCGCCAGTTGGGGACTGCTTCGTCAGCGTCAGGGCCAAGTCCTCCGCGAACTTCGGTGTCTGCTCTGTGGTCATGCCGTAAACGACGGCGGGCGGATGCGCGCCCGCAGCCAGCGGATGGCACGGGTCGCCCGGCTTGGGGTTGCTGTAGTTGTGCGGGCTGCTGATCTGCGTGGTGTCGAACGCGAGGCACGAAGCCACGGCAGTCGTGTGCTTCACCGACAGTGCTGGGGCCAGTTCTTCGGTGGTGGCACTTTGAGTTGCGCTCATTTCTGCCGGAAACGCGATGCACGAAGCCGTGTGCATGACCTTCGGCCCGCTGTGGTTGGCATCACCGCTTGACGCATTGAAGGTGGCGGCCACTTGGTCGGTTATCGACCCGTTGTACAAGTCCACGCCTTCGCTGATAACCACTGGCACGACGCGCCCCTCGTCTGCCGCTTGGTTGCACGCAAAGTTGCCCGCGTCATGGCCCTTGGGGCCTGTGTTGCAGGCCAAAGCACCCACGACCGCCACACACAGACTGTCGCATGTGTCCACTGAGGTGCCGTAGGGTCTGTCGCCGCCCGTGCGGTTGCCCCCGGCGTTCAGCGTCGGGGCTACGTCTACACAAGATCCGACCCGTCCTCCGCCCACGACGAGGACTTCGCCTCCGTGTCCGTAGTCGGCTCCGGTGCGCAGGAGGGGGCTGCTGCTGCTGCTGCTGCGGTACTCGCCGGTGCCGCCACACGAGTAAGTGCCGCCTGCAGCCGCTCGGGCAGCTTCTTTCCGCGCTTCTCTGCTCGGCGCAGGATGCCCTGACATGCTGCTGCGCTCAAAAAGAACCGCTGCGGCAGGTCGCCAGTCTCCAAGATATCCGACAACAAACACACGGCGGCGTCGCTGGGCCACTCCGAAGTACTGAGCGTCCAGCACTCGGTAGGCGAGGCCATACCCGAGGTCTTCCAGCGCCCCGAGGATGGAACCAAAGTCCCGTCCTCCGCTCGATGACAGGACACCGGGGACATTTTCCCAGACAATCCAGCGAGGTTGCTCGCGCTGAGCAAGTCGGCAAAACTCAAGGGCGAGGTTGCCACGGTCGTCATCCAGTCCGCCTCGCAGTCCGGCAATGCTGAAGGACTGGCAGGGCGTTCCACCGACGAGGAGGTCGATCTTTCCATACTGGTTCTGCTCAATGGTTGTGAAGTCGCCGTGCAGCGGCACTTCAGGGTAGTGGTGCTCCAACACGGCGCGCGGGAACTTCTCGATTTCAGAGAAGAACGCGGGCTCCCAGCCCATGTGGTGCCATGCGGCGGTGGCGGCCTCGATGCCGCTGCAAACCGAGCCGTACCTCACGCCGGTTCGCCGACGAGGGGGATCAGGCTGGGCTTGACGAGGAGGGCGCGGTCCACGCGGTACAGCGTCTCGATCTCCAGCGCGCGGGTGGGCGGCACCCAGCCGCGCTTGACCCACTGGCACACGGCCTGCACGGTCACGGGCGGGTCGAGGCTGTCTGCGAAGGCGCGGCGGCCGCCTGCAGCGGCGATGGCGGTCTCTATGCCGCTCATGCCGCCACCGCCCGCGCGGCGTCGTTGCGCACGTGGAAGTCGCGGAAGCCGGTGCAGCCCCGGCGCTTGCCGTACTCCACACAGGCCCGGCTCAAGACCGGCTCAAGGCGGCGCAGCTCGGCGCGCATCTCGTCCACCTTGCGCAGGAGGGCGAGGGTCTCTTCGTCTGTCATGTCGGTGTCTCCGTTGCTGATAGGCGGGCGTACAGACGCCCGTGGGCCCTGTCAAGCGGGTGGTTTCAGGTGTTCCCCGGCCTCGATCTGGTCTGCGATCTGGGGCCTGCCGTGCTTGCGGAACCACGCCGCGAGCAGCTTGCGCTCCTCGGCCCGACCCTCGTTGAACATGTCCACCATCTCGCGGGTGCTGAAGCCCGCAGAGCGTGCGGGGGGCTCTGGCGCGAATTGGTCGTCGTATGCGGTGGTGGTCATGCTCTCGGCTCCTTCAGCAGTGTGTGCATTGATTTGCGCCCTGCTTTCAGATCAGCAATCAGCGCGTCAGCTTGCAGGGGTTCATTGAACTCGGCTAGAGTGCGACCATCGGCCTTGGGGTGATCACACTCAACGATCACCGTCATCCTACCGTCTTTGTGGTGACGAAAATCCCACCAGTAGGATAGGGGCCTGCTCACGCTCTCGGCTCCTTGTCCTCGTGGCGTTCGATGGCGTCGGCAATGCGGGCAATCGTGCGGTAGAATTTGGTCGGTGCCGTGCTTGGCCCCGAAAAGCCTTGCATCATGTCAGCTGTCTCCCGCAACCAAGCCACAATCCCCGCCCGCTCCTGCGCCACCTGCTCGCGGAGGCTGCGGATTTCGGCGGCGGCTTTTCCACATAGTTCACGAGAGCTCCAAGCGTATGCTCCCTGCCCGCCGTTGCGAGCGTGTTCGGCCTCCAACCGCTGCACCAGATCATCCATGGTCCGTCTCCAGTGCTGCGCGGGCTTGGCAAGGGGCACAGGTAATTGCGCCCTGCATGACACCGCAGGAACAAGGCTGTCGGGCAAACGCTTCAGCAAAAGTCCGCAGCTTTGCGTTCTCGGCCTCAAGCTGAGCATAGGCTTCGTCACGCAAGGCAATGTCGCGCTGGTACGTCTCCACCGGCACAGAGCGGGCCTCTGCTGCTGTGGCGCGGTAGGCGTCTGCCCACTGTCGCATAGCCGTGCAGTTCTTTTCGCCTTCTCCGAAGATCAGGCGGATTTGCCAGACGCCGTTCTCGACACATTCAAGCACAAGAGGTTTCTTGCCGACCCATGTTGCCGCCCGATCCAGCGCGGCGAGTTCGTCCTTATCCATTGGTGCGGTTCCTTTCGGTGATCATGGCGTTGGCAAGCGCGTAGGCTTCATGTGCCCACTCGTCCCAGCGCAGGGCCGTTTCGCCAATGTGCGGAAGCATGGACAAAGCCTGCCCCGCGAACCAATCGCGCAAGGTCATGCCATCGCAACCTTGAGCGCCAGAGGGGTGCGGAAATGCGCTTGGGTTATCCATCATTCTATCCTTTCAAAACTCGATCTCACCGGGCTGCCAGTCGTACAGGTCGATACCCAGTTCACGGCGGAGGAAGTCGCGGAGGCGGGCGGGGATCATGCGAACTGCCGCCAATCATCAGAAAAAAAACACGTTTTTCCGAAAAGGTGTTGTGCCATGCGTAGTTGTAAAGACGGCGCAGAAAACGGTGCCATGCTGTCGGGCCAACACCGGGTGCTATGCCTTCGTAAACATCGCACTGGCAGCCGTATTGGACCATGCCGATGCAGTCAGCGCACGCGAACAAAGGCCAAGCTGCGCGATAGATTGCGTTCCTCACGCCCCACCCCCATCGCTATCGGCCTTGGTGGAAGGGGGTGGGTCGGCAAACGGCTCCCAAAGGTCGCAATACGTGCCCTTGGTTTCCTCCATGTAATTGTCGATGCTCCAGCTTTCTGGCATCACGTGCGCCACATCAGCGCAGCAAGCGCGGGCATCTTTCCAGACACGCGAACCGCGATACAAGTTCTCGGAATATAGGCGGCAAGTTCCGCAGCACTTTCCCATCACCCTTCTCCTTCACGCAAATGCAGGTGGGCGAGGGTGACGCGGCGCTGCATCAACAATTCAGCAATCTGGTCTGGCCAAACCCACCAAACCGGGAATGCTCCCTCGTTTTCGGCGCGCTGAAAATCGCCGCCATTGAGCACGCGCCTGCCCTTTTGGTCAAAACACAGTGCCGTGAAGTGCGGGCCGCGCCATCCTTTCGCCGGGCCTTCATGTTCAGTGTTGCGGTAATCTCGATGCGCGGTCAGCACTCGGCTCGCGCGATTGATCCAATCCTGTTGGCAACTGAACGACTGCCCAGCCACTGCGATAAACACAGGATCGCCGCTTACCGGCTCCGGCGCGTATTGGTCCTCGGTGGTCATAGCGGTATCACCTTCCTGTACTCGATGCTGCCGATCACGCGGCGCTTGTCGGCCAGCATGATCTTCTCGGCCAGCGCCATAGCCTCGTCGGGCGTCGGCGCGATGGTCGTCTCGTTGACCTGCACGGCCCGGCCCGCCGGGGTGCGGTACATGATGATGCACCGATAGGCGCGGTCGGTGCTGCTGTCGTAGCGTCTCACTGGCGAGATCTCCTGTCCTCGGGCGGCACCCGGTCCTTGGTCTGGCAGGTCTTGCGCAGGCAGGACAGGATGCCGCTCAGCGGCATGTGGGCGTTGCAGTGGTCGCACCAGAGCGTGCGGCGGGTCACGGCTGGACGCTCTTCAGGGCGAGGAGGGCGGCCTGTACGGCCGAACCGCTGTCGTATCCCCCGGCGAGCAGACGCCCCAGCGTGGAGGGGTCTTGCATCTTGTCGCGCTGGACCTCGGCCACGATCTCGCGCGCCTTGAGGAGCAGCGGATCGGGTGAGGCCAGTTCGGGGTGCTTCTTGATGGCGTCGGCCTTCCACGCCTGCAGCTCGGCGATCTGGGCGGAGAGACCCGCGTTTTGCGCAAGCACGGTGACGACCTGCTCCTGCGTATCGACCAGTTGCGTGTGGGCGAGCCCTCTTTCGCGGGCCAGCGCGGCCTCGGCTTCGGCCAGCGCGGCCTCGGCTTCGGCCAGCTTGCGCCGCCCCTCGGCCAGCGTGTGCTGCTCGTCGAGGATGAAGTAATAGAAGTGTGCGCCCTTCTTCTGGCGAGACAGGAGGCCGTCGTCGTGCATGTGAGACAGGGTGCCCCCCACGCTCCCGGCCTGCTCGGGGAGGTGGCTGGCCACGTCAGCGGACGTGCAGCCGGGGTTGTTCTGGACGTGGGCGTAAACGGCGCGGCGAAGCTCGCCGCGAATGGGTGTCTGGGTCTTGCCGGTGTCTCCGTGTCGCGGTTGGCGGCGGCCTGCTCCTGCAGGTGCCGCACGATCTGGGGGTGCTCGCGCTGCAGGGCGATGAGCAGGGCGTCGCTGGCGACGCTCACGGCGTCCCGGAGGCGCCGCTCGCTCGTGAACAGGTGCGCGTCGCTGGTGGTGTGTGCCATGGTGTCAGTCCTGTCCTGCTGCAGCATCGATCTCGTCGGCCAGCTTACGCAGGATGGCCGAGACATCAGATGGGGATCTACGCACCCAATCTTCCGCAGTCATTGCAGCCGAGATCATCAACTCGTCCAAAGGGAGCCGGAAGCGCGCAAAGCTGTCGATGTCATCGTTGGGCGAGTTGATGCTGATCTCGATCTCGGCGTCGTTGATGTCAAAGTGACAGCACACAACGCCGGGGCGCTCCATCCACTTCGCGGTGACGCGCTCGACGACCTCGTGGGCCGCCGTGCTCATCACCCGGGCGCTCTCCTCGTCGGCCTCTATGGCGTAATAGAAGCCGCCCTCGCTGTGGTCGCATTCTAGCAGGCTGGCGTCGCAGTAGCGGTTGTAGTCCATGGTGTCAGTCCTGTCCTGTTGCGGCGCACAGGGCGCTGTAGGCTTTGCGGTAGGCCGCGTGGAGCGGCTGCAGGGCGTCGATCATGTCGTCCGGCAGGTCGGGGTCGGGGTCGCCCTGTGCGGGCTCGAGGAGCCAGCCCAGAACGGTCAGCGTGTCGGCGGGGGTGAGGTTGCGGAACTCGTGGCGGAAGCCGGGGGTCATGCGCGGTACTCCTGCGGGAAGGTCTCGGGAACCTTGGTGGCGTAGTGGATGGGGCGCTCGTAGCGGCCCTGCTCGTCGCGGTATATGCTGATCCAGCGGCCGCCAGCGGACAGGCCGCGCGTCTCGCCGTAGCTCAGGGTGACGCCGAGGGGCCAGCTCTCGAGGAGGCCCTCGGCCTGCAGCGCGTCGTTAAGGGTGGGGAACCAGTTCATGTGGGCAGTCTCCGTTGCTGATGACGTACCAGTAACCGGGTGCTTAACTGGGGTCAAGCGGAAAAATCATACCGGGAAGGGCGTGCCTTCGACGATGACGTACTCGTACTGGTAGAGGGACGGCAGGAAGATTTCGGAACTGTCGTTTTGTGCCACGATGCGGGCCATCTCCCGTTCCAGACGCCGCCTGTCGGAGCCGTTCTCGCGTACCTGCCAGCCGTAGGACCGCCTTTCGAAGGTGGAGTTCATCCCTGCCACGTCTCGTTCGCAAGCCTCCAGAAGGGCCGCCTCCCGCGCCGTGTCATTGTTGGCACGCGCCTTCGTCAGGTAGGGGGCGTAGTAGTTCTCGACGTGCCGCCGGATCAGTATCGGGTCAGGGCGCACTGCGCGCGACAGCATGGCGTAGATCCGGTTGGCGTGGATCGTCCCATTCGAGGGGTACATCAACTCGTCGCCGTCGGGCGCGATGACGCGGAAGCGGTACTTGAGGCGGCCGCCCCGGGCCGCCAGTGCCAGCTCCTGCCCCCTGCGCGCCTCGGCGTCGCGCCTGATGGTCTTGAGCGCGCCGATCAGGCTGTGCCGGATCTTCTCGACGCTGCCGAGGTTTGAGGCGGCGCTGTAGAGCCGCGCCCAGTCGGCGACGAAGGCTGCCTCTACCTCGCTCAGTTCTGCGTTCAGATCCGGCGTGGCGGTGCTGCGCGCGGGGAAGCGGGTGTCGTAGTTCTCGCCCATCACGGGGCGTACAAGCTGTTCAAAGTTCATGGCTCAGTCCTCCTCTGGTTCGGGGCCGGTGCCCTCGTACGTGGCGATGTCGCTGTAGTCGTCCCACAGCCGGTCGAGGCCCTCGCGGCCGTGCTCGCTAAACATGTCGGTCACGTCAGCCGCGTCCTCGTCCTGCCAGAAACAGGCGTACTCGCCCTTGCGAAGCTCGACGGCGGTGCCGCTGGCCCAGACAATGAGCTGGTATGGGCCGCAGTGGTGTGTGATGCTGATCATGCGATCACTCCCTGCTCCAGCAGGTCGCGGGCGGTGCGGCCGAACCAGCCCTGAAGCTGGTAGGCCACGCCGCCCGCGACCTGCTGGAGCTGCCACGCCTCGATGATCTGATCCTCGCTGTCTGCGTCGATCCAGCCCTCGGCGATGCCCGTGGCGGTGTAGGTGTCCATGTCGATCTCTCCTTGTGTTGGGTGGCGGGGCCGGAGCCCCGCCGTGGTGGGTCAGAGTGCGGCAAACTTGGCGGCGCTGGTGAACTTGCCGTCCACGTAGATGCGGGCCGGGAACTGGTTGAACAGCGTGCCTTTGTTGCTGATGTTCACGATCATGTCCTGCTCGATGCGGACCCGGCGGTCGCCCTTCCGGCCGACGATGTTGAAGCGGGTGCCGTCAAGGTGGCGCACTTCAGCGTCGGCCAACTCGCCCAGCTTGGCCTCGATCTTGGCGGCCCACGCGGCGACGGTCTCTTCGGCGAAGTGCTTGGCGGCGGCGGCGAGGCGCGCGTCGTCCAGAGCGTACTCGCTGTTGACGCGGTCGCCGAGGCTGACGGTGCAGCCTGCGATGGCCTGCCAGTTGCGGTACTGGTCGCTGTTGTAGATGCCGCGCAGGGCAGGGCCGAACTGCTCGACGAGGCGGTTGAAGCGGGCGGTCGTGAAGCTGATGAAACGAGCTTCGAGGTTGGGCTTGTGGGCTTCAAGGGCGGTGGTGAGGTCGGTCATTGGTAGTCTCCGTTGCTGATGACGTACCAGTAAAGCAGGCGGTTGATGCGGTCAAGCGGAAAAATGCACACAGGACAAAATAGGGGTGTCTTGCACGGTGTCCGCTGTCCGTGTATGGGTGCGGGGTGCAACATGAAAGGACATGCGACATGGATTTTACTGGCAAGCCCGTCTGGGCCAACCCGCTGGCGGTGTTGGAGACTAGTGGCGAGAGGTGTGACGTGGTCGAGGGGTTCGTGCCGATGCGCGGCATCACTTGGATGTACGGCCCGTCGATGAGCTTCAAGACCTTCATCGCGATGGGCATGGCTGCGGCGGTGTCCACCGGGCGGGACTGGATGGGTCTGGCCACGGAGCCGAGTGTGGTGCTGTATCTGGGTGCCGAGGGTGGCGATGCGCTGCACCTGCGCCGCGCGGCGCTGGAGACGGACGCCGGGGATCGGGGCCTTCTGTTTGTGGTGCAGGAGCGCCCGGCGCTGGACACGGATGAGGGCGCGGCAGAGCTGAGAAACATTTTGATGGCCCTCACCCGGTACGAGCATGATGGTGCGACTGCGTCGGACAAGTACTGGGACGTGGGTGTGTTTGACGCGATGATCGACAGCGACTGCTCGTACCGCGTCCTGTGTGTCATTGACACCTACTCGCAAACTTCTGCGGGCGATGAAAAGGCCAACGTGTCCGCCTTCATCAAGAACCTGCGCAACATCATCGAGGAGGGCGCCACGGGTTGCGAGACGGAACTGGACATCTCGTTCCTCGTGCTGGATCACGCCACAAAGGGCGGCGGCAGCTACCTCGGCAGCGTCGCCAAGCTCAACGACGTGGACAGCCAGCTCGAGGTGATCCGCGCGTCGGATAAGCAGTTGGTGCGCGTCCACCAGCGCAAGCGCAAGGATGGGGAGGGCCGGGCTACGGTGGACATCGAGTTGGTGCCCTTCGTGTTTGAGGGCTACACCGACGCATACGGCAAGAACCTGCAGACGCTGGTGGCCAAGGACGGTAGCAAGACAAAGGCGCTGGTGGACATCAGCTCAAGCAAGGCCGGGCTGCTCCTCGATCTGCTGGAGGATAGCGGGGACAGTCTGCCGGAGGACGTGGCGCGGGCGAGGTTTTTGGCGCACCCGTCGCACGGTGACGGCAACAAGCCGGACACGGTCGGGAAGGCGTACCGCCGGGCCAAGGAGCGGCTGCTTCTGGACGGACTTATTGAGTTGGATGGGGGTGTCATGACCCGCAAGTAGGACATCCGGACATCCGGACATTACACCCCTCCCTTAGAGAGGGGGGTGTATGTCCAGTCCACCGTGTCCGACTGTCCGGAGCTACTTGCGGCGTTTTACGTGTGAATTGTTCTGTTGCATTGTTTTGCAAGTAACGGTGGATCACCCTCGAACTGATGCGTGGTCCCTTGGATCTCCAAGGCACCCTTGTCGGATCAAGCGCTCGGTGCTATCTCTGTCGCCACTGGTAGTCCTGCCACGTAGCGGAGCATGCAGATGGCCCAGCGGCCCACGAAGAGAACCCCCGTAGTCGAGAAGCGCATCATTGACGGCCTGTGCGACGGCACGCCGCTGAGGGAGCTGTGCCGCCAAGAGGGCATGCCGAATTGGCGTACGGTGTATCTGTGGCAGGAGCGCGACCCGGACTTCGCTGCACAGGTCGCGCGCGCCCGGGACACCGGCACCGACGCCATCGCCGAGCAGGCACTCGACCTGATCGACGCAGAGCCCGCCCGCGTGGACGGTCGCGTCGATCCGGGGCACGTGCAGTGGAAGCGCGCGCAGGTGGACACCCGCCTCAAGCTGCTGGCCTGCTGGAACCCGAAGAAGTACGGCAGCAAGCAGACCGTGGACGTCGGCAACAAGGACGGCGAGGCCCTCAAGGTCGAGCACAACGCCGCCGAGGTCGCGGCCAACATCGCCGCCGCCCTGCGCGCCGCGAAGCGCGGCGCATGATCTGGAACCCGTGGAGTTACATCCGCGCGGCGGATGCAACCATCGCCGATCTCGCCGCAGACGTGGCCGTACGTGACGCGCACATCGCCGAGCTGCAGCGCGCCCTCGACGTGTCGGCCGACCGCTACGATCTGGTGCGCGAGATGAACACGCAGCTCAGGCAGACCCTCGAGCTGTACCGCAAGGCGTGATGGACCTCGCCACCATCGAGGCGCAGACAGCCAAGCTGCCGCCCGACATGCTGGCCTACGTGGACTGGCAGCGGCGCTGGGCCGAGACGGCGCGCCCGCCGCAGATCCCGCCCGAGACGCCGTGGAGCGAGTGCGGCTACCTCGCCGGGCGCGGCTTCGGCAAGACGCGCGTCGGCGCCGAGTGGCTGGCGCAGGCCACGTACGAGGATCCCTCGGGCCTGCCCGTGTACGTCATCTGCCCGACGCTCGGCGACGTGAAGCGCGTGGCCTTCTACGGCGAGAGCGGGCTCATGTCCGTGATCCCGCCGCAACTGATCATCGCCGACAACAAGTCCGACCTCACGATCACGATGCGCAACTGCGCGGGCAAGCCGGTCCTGATCCAAGGCTTCAGCGCCGAGAACCCGGAGCGCCTGCGCGGCCCGCAGGCCTGCCGTGCGTGGTGCGACGAGCTGGCCGCGTGGCAGTACGACGAAGAGACGTGGGACATGATGCAGATGGGCCTGCGCCTCGGCTCGACGCCGCAGGTGCTGTGGACCACGACGCCCAAGCCCAAGGAGCTGATCCGCAAGCTCAGCGCCCCGCAGCCGGGGCGCGTGATCGTGCGCGGCTCGACGTTCGACAACCGGGCCAACCTGCCCGACAGCTTCTTCAAGCAGCTCGAGCAGTACGAGGGCACGACGCTGGGCAGGCAGGAGCTGCACGGCGAGCTGATCGACCCCGAGGAGGCGGGCATCATCAAGCGGAGCTGGATGCGCCTCTGGCCCGCCAAGAAGCCCCTGCCCGTCCTCGACTACATCGTGCTCAGCCTCGACACGGCCTTCACCGAGGCCACGTACGACAAGAAGAGCGGCGACCCGGACAGCACGGCCTGCGTCGTGCTCGGCGCGTTCAGCACGTACGACCGCGAGAAGAGCCGCACCACGAACCTGATCCTGCTCGACTGCTGGGCGGATCAGATGGGCATGCCGGATCTCATCAAGCGCGTGAAGAAGGAGCTGAACGTGGCCTACGGCGACGATCAGGACACGGCGCTGATCAAGCCCATGTTCGGCGGCGCGAAGCCCATCACGTCGGGCCGCAAGCCGGACCTGTGCCTGATCGAGGACAAGGGCAGCGGCATCAGCCTGCGCCAGATGCTGGAGCGCGAGGGCATCGAGGCCTACGCCTACAACCCGGGCCGGGCCGACAAGCTGGCGCGCCTGCACATGGTCAGCCACGTCTTCGCCCGCCGCCGCGTCTGGTTGCCGGAGAGCGACAAGTACCCGGGCCGCCCGCGCACGTGGGTCGAGCCCCTGCTGGCGCAGCTCTGCTCCTTCACCGGCTCCGGCAGCATCAAGCACGACGACTTCGTGGACGCCACGACGCAGTGCGTCCGCCTCATGTTGGACAAGGGCCTCGTGTCGATGGTAAAGGAGGCCAAGACCGAGGCCCCGCCGCCGCGCAAGCCCGTATCCAACCCGTACGCAAGCTAGGACCGACCCATGGACGAAGACGACATCGAGCAGCCCGGCGAAGAGTACGGCGAAATGGTCGAGCTGTCCGACGATGCCGAGGACGACGTCGAGGACACCGAGGACGGCGGCGCTATCGTGCGCCTCGAGGACGAGGAGGCGGAGCGCGACGCGGACTTCCTCGAGAACCTCGCCGAGGTGCTGCCCGATCACGAGCTGAACGCCATCGCCACCTCGCTGGTCGAGCTGATCGGCCGCGACAAGGAGGCGCGCAAGAAGCGCGACGAGCAGTACGAGGAGGGCCTGCGCCGCACCGGCCTCGGCGACGACGCGCCCGGCGGCGCGCAGTTCCAAGGCGCCAGCCGCGTCGTGCACCCGATGATGGTGCAGGCCACCGTGGACTTCGCCGCGCGCGCCATGAAGGAGCTGTTCCCGCCGCAGGGCCCGGCCAAGGACTTCATCCCGGGCGAGGTGACGCCCGACAAGGCGAAGAAGGCCAAGCGCAAGACGGCCCTGATGAACTGGCAGCTCACGGTGCAATGCACCGAGGCGCGCGCCGAGATCGAGCAGATGCTGACGCAGGTGCCGCTCGGCGGGGCGCAGTACCTCAAGCTGTCGTGGGACGAGAGCCGCAACCGGCCCGGCTTCCTGTTCGTTGCAATCGACGACATGTTGCTGCCGTATGCCGCCACCAGCTTCTACACGGCGCAACGCAAGACGCACGTGCAGTACATCACGCAGGTGGACTACGAGCAGCGCGTCAAGGCGGGCATGTACCGCGACGTGGACATCGGCTTGGTGAGCATGGAGCCCGAGCCGAGCATCGTGCAGAAGGCCAACGACAAGATCGAGGGCCGCACCGACACGAGCTACAACGAGGACGGCCTGCGCACCGTCTACGAGACGCACGCCCTGCTGCGCATCGAGGGCGACGGCATGGCCGGGGGCGAGCTGGCCCCGTACATCGTCACCATCGACAAGACGAGCAACAAGGTGCTCGCCCTGTACCGCAACTGGGACGAGCTGGACGAGAGCCGCGAGGAGCTGGTCTGGTTCATCGAGTTCCCCTTCGTGCCGTGGCGCGGCGCATACCCCATCGGCCTGCCGCACATGGTCGGCGGCCTGAGCGCGGCGGCCACCGGCGCCCTGCGCGCCCTGCTCGACAGCGCGCACATCAACAACGCGCCGACCATGCTCAAGCTCAAGGGCGGCTCGCGCGGCGGGCAGTCCCTGAACATCCAGCCGACGCAGGTGGAGGAGATCGAGGGCGGCCTCAACGTTGACGACATCCGCAAGATCGCGATGCCGCTGCCGTTCAACCCGCCCTCGGCTGTGCTGTTCCAGCTCCTCGGCTTCCTCGTCGATGCCGGGCAGGGCGTCATCCGCACCACGCTGGACGACATCGCCGACAGCAACCCGAACGCGCCGGTCGGCACGACGCTGGCCAAGCTCGAGCAGGGCATGGTCGTGTTCAGCGCGATCCACGCCCGCCTGCACGACGCCATGGCGCGCATGCTCAAGGTGCTGCACCGCCTCAACGGCATGTACCTCGACGACGCGGACACCGAGGCTGAGGTGGGCGAGGAGATCGCCACGCGCGCCGACTTCGAGGGGCCGATGGACGTCGTGCCCGTCAGCGACCCGAACATCTTCAGCGAGGCCCAGCGCTTTGCGCAGGTGCAGGCCGTGGCGCAGCGCTCGGCGGCCCTGCCGCAGCTCTACAACCTGCGCAAGGTCGAGGAGCGCATCCTCGAGACGCTGAAGATCCCCGACGCCGAGGGCCTGCTCAACCCGCCCGTCGAGCCGCAGGAGCTCAACGCCGTGGCCGAGAACGTGTCCGCCAGCATGGGCAAGCCGGTCACGGCCTTCCCCGATCAGGACCACATCGCGCACCTCAAGACGCACCTCGCGTACATGAGGAGCCCGGCCTTCGGCATGAACCCGCTCATCGCCCCGGCCTTCCTGCCCGTGATGCTGCAGCACCTCAAGGAGCACATCGCCTACTGGTACGCCAGCAGCGTACTGGACGTGGCCAACGAGGCTTCCGGTCTGGACATCAGCGAGGACATGAAGGAGATCAAGGGCGACAAGGAGGCGCGCAAGGCACTCGACCGGGCCCTCGCCGAGGCAGGCGCGTACGTGGTCGAGCAGGGCGACGAGGTCTTCAAGTCCATGCCCGAGGTCATCGCGCAGGCGCAGGAGATGGCGCAGAAGCTCGCCCCGCCGCAGCCCATGGATCCGGCGCAGGCCGCCGCCCAGTCGGCCCAACTGCAGGCGCAGGTCAAGCAGGCCGAGCTGCAGCAGCGCACCGCCGTCGAGCAGGCCAAGATGCAGCTCACCGCACAGCAGGCGGCGCAGGACGCGCAGGTGGAGCAGGCGCGCCTGCAGATCGACGCGCAGCGCATGCAGCAGGAGGCGCAGCTCAAGGCCGCCGCGATGCAGCAGGACGCCATGCTGCAGCAGCAGCGCGAGCAGGCCGAGGACCAGCGCACGGCTGCCGAGCTCAACGCGCGCATGCAGATGAACACCGAGGACAACCGCACCGCCATGGAACTGGCGGCGGCGGAGATTGCCTCGGGCGAAAAGGTCGCGGTCTCCACGGGGACCGGGATAAACCCCAACCCATAAGGAGCACACGGAATGGAAAGCGAAGCACTGACAGCATCCGAGGCCGAGAGCGCCGCAGTGGCCACCGCGCCGCGCGTCACGCTGGAGAGCATGCAGGCGAAGATCGTCCGCGAGGAGTACGTCGTCGTCAACCTCATCCTCACGCTCTGCATCCTGACGATGCAGAACGGGTTTTTTGTGGTGGGCGAGAGCGCGCCCGCCAGCCCCGAAAACTTCGACGCGGAACTCGGCAAGAAGTTCGCGTACGAGAACGCCATCCGCCAGCTCTGGAAGCTGGAAGGGTACAGCCTGCGGGACCGTCTCGCGGCGCAAGAGAAGGACTGAGCAATGGCTGAGAACAACGCGAAGAGCGCCGCCCCGAGCGGCAAGGTGTCGAAGCTGGCGGGTGAGGCCGTCAGCCAGCACAAGAAGATGGCCATGGGCGAGATGCCCAAGGTCGGCGGCGGGCCGAAGACCCCGGCGTGAGGATCGAGATGTTGCTCCAGCGCTTGGAGACGGCGCAAGCCCAGCTTGCGAAAGAGGCGCTGGAGCGGCCCACCGGCAAGGAGGGCTTCGACTACGGCCGAGCAGTCGGCATGTACGCGGGGCTCGAGCATGCCAAGAATACGCTGATCGAGATGGTCTCCGAGCATGAGCGCAAGGGGTTCGATCTCTAAGAGGAGCACATATGCAAGACTACGTACTGAACAAGGTGAGGTTTGACTACGGGAGCCTCGACGAGGCGTTCCCCGTGATCGACCCGGGCGTGCAGCCCTTCGGCTCGCGCGTCATCGTGCAGATCCGCTCGGCCAAGAGCAAGACGGCTGGCGGCATCATCCTGCCCGAGGACACGCAGGAGACCGAGCGCTGGAACACGCAGGCCGCGAAGGTCGTGGCCGTGGGCAGTCTGGCGTTCCACAACCGCAACACCATGGAGCCGTGGCCCGAGGGGTCGTGGTGCGAGGTCGGGGACTTCGTGCGCGCGCCCAAGTACGGCGGCGACCGCTGGAGCGTCGAGGTTGACGGGAAAGAGGTGTTGTTCGTCATGTTCAACGACCTCGACTTGCTGGGGCGGATCACTGGCGATCCGCTGAGCATGAAGGCCTACATCTGAGGAGACGAGCAATGGTTGACAACACTACCGAGAATGACGGCGACGAGTTCGACATCATCGAGACCGATACCATCCCCGCCGCTGGCGCGGAGCAGGTCGAGACCGACGACGAGGACGACGGCGACGATACGGATGACGACCGGCTTGCCGACAGTCAGGACGACCTCGACGACGACATCGAAGAGGGCAAGAGCAAGAACCGGCAGAAGCGCGTCAAGCGGCGCGAGCTGCAGCGCCGGGCCAAGGAGGCCGCCGACCGCGAGCTGGAGTTCCTGCGCCAGCAGAACGCCGAGATGCTGCGCCGCATTCAGGCCGTCGAGGGCCACGCGATCAGCACCAATGAGCAGAGCATCGACGCGCGCTACCAGCAGGCGCTCAACGAGGTGCGTCAGGCCGAGCACATCATGGCCCGCGCCGCTGAGGCGGGCAACGGCGATGACATGATCGCCGCCATGCGGATCCGCGACGAGGCCATGTCTGCCGCGCAGCAGTTGCAGGGCTACAAGCAGCAGGTGGCGCAGGCCCGCGAGCAGGTGTCCAAGCCGCAGATCGACCCGCGCGTCACGAACTACGCGGCGGAGTGGGTCAGCGCCAACCCGTGGTACGACCCGAACGGGCGCGACGAGGACAGCCGCATCACCAAGGCCATCGACGACGGCCTCGTGCGCGAGGGCTACAACCCGGCGACGCGCACGTACTGGGAAGAGCTGACGCGCCGCGTGGCCGCCCGTGTGGGCGACGGCGACGCGCCCGAGGCGGCCGACGCGCGGCCCAAGCGCAAGGCGCCGCCGACCGGGAACAGCCGCGAACATGCGCCCTCCAGCACCCGCAAAGAGGTGTACGTGACACCCGAAAGAAAGGCTGCTATGATGGAGGCAGGCATTTGGGATGATCCCGTCGCGCGGAACCGGATGCTTAAGGCGTATCAGACATACGACAAGCAAAGTTCGGCTCGCTGATTTTTGAAAATGGAGTGAGACAACATGACTGATGACTATTCTGATGACCGCCTGAAGAAGGACGTTGGTGCCGCTCGGCGCACCCGTGACGCAGGAGACCGTCAGGTCACCGAAAACCGCACGGTAAGCGAAGACGACCGGCTGGAAATGTTCCGCATGCAAATGTACAACGATGCACTTCCTGATTTGCCGCCCATTTCCGGCTATCATGTGTGCTGGCTCACGACGACAAACCCGCGTGACCCCATCCACCGCCGCGTCCAGCTCGGGTACGAGCCGGTCAAGGCGTCGGAAGTCCCGGGTATGGAGTATGCCTCGATCAAGACGGGCGAATGGTCCGGCCTGATCGGCGTCAACGAGATGATCGCGTTCAAGCTGCCCGAAAGCCTGTACCAGCGCTTCATGAGGGAAGCTCACTACGACGCTCCGTTGCGTGAGGAGGACAAGCTCGAAGAGACCGCGCAGATCATGCGCGAGCAGGCAGAGCGGTCCGGCAGCAGGCTGATCGAGAGTGAGGACATGCAGGAGGCGTCTCGTTACGCGCCCAAGCAGGGACTTTTTTCCTGAGCGGGCTCCACCCCACCATCTAAGGAACTAGGACATGCCCAGTACCGCATCTCCCTACGGCCTTATCCCCGTCAACCATCCGTCGGGCGTCGTTCGCCCGTTCGCGATGTCCATTGTTTCGGGGTACGCCAACAACATCTTCCAGAACCAGCCGGTCAAGATTGACACGGACGGCAATCTGGTTCCCGCCGCCGCCGGTGACGCGTTCATCGGCTCCTTTCAGGGCGTCGAGTTCACGGACAGCGACGGTCGTCGCCGCGTGTCGAACAAGTGGACCACGGGCACCGTGGCCACCGAAATCGTCGCGTACGTGACCATCGACCAGACGATCACGTACCAGATCCAGAGCAACGCCGCTCTGGCTGTGGCTGACATCGGCAAGCAGTACGACTTCTCGGCTGCCGCCGGTAACACCATCACGGGCCTGTCTTCGCAGTCCCTGAACGTGGCCTCGTCCGCCGCCAACGCCGGTCTCCGCCTGATCGGTATCGTCCCGGGCCCCGACAACAATTGGGGTGACACGTTTGTCAATGCTCTGGTTCAGATCTCTGAACACCAGAACACTGCCAACATCGCAGCTTACTAAGGAGGGCTGAGCCATGGCAATGCCAATGCGGAGTACTGACTTCCGCTCCATCGTCGAGCCGATCCTGAACGAAGAGTTCAACGGCATCTATGACCAGCGCGCTGACGAATGGTCGCAGGTCTTCAAGGAGTTCAAGGGCATCCCCCGGAACTACCACGAAGAGCCCGTGCTCTACGGCTTCGGCGCCGCGCCGGAACTGCCTGACGGCATGCCGGTCACCTACCAGTCGGGTGGTGTGCTGTTCATCCAGCGCTACCTCTACAAGGTCTACGGTCTGGCGTTCGCGCTGACCAAGGTTCTTGTCGAAGACGGTGACCACATCCGCATCGGCCAGACCTACGCGCGTCACCTCGCGCAGTCGCTGATCGAGACCAAGGAAACCCTTGGCGCCAACATCCTGAACCGCTCGTTCACCGCAGCCTATGCGGGCGGCGACGGCAAGGAACTGGTGGCGACCGATCACCCGATTGCCAACGGCACCTTCTCCAACGAGCTTTCGACGGCCGCAAACCTGTCGCAGACCTCGCTGGAGCAGCTTCTTGTCCAGATCCGCAACGCGGTGGACAACAACGGCAAGCGCATCCGCTTGACCCCGAAGAAGCTGGTCGTCGGCCCGAGCAACGTCTTCCAAGCGGAAGTCCTGCTCAAGTCGGTCCTGCGCGCCGGTACCGCGAACAACGACATCAACCCCGTCAAGTCGATGGGGCTGCTGGACGGCGGTCAGGCCAACCTCTCGCGTATCACCTCGACCACCGCATGGTGGGTCCAGACCGATGCGCCCGAGGGTCTCAAGCTCGCGATGCGTCGCGGCCTCGAGAAGAGCATGGAAGGCGACTTCGAAACCGACAGCATGCGCTACAAGGCCACCGAGCGTTACGCGTTCGGCTGGACCGACCCGCGCGGCGTGTACGGCACCCCGGGCATCTAACCGGAGGGGGCTGCTGGCAGGATCGGGGGACCCCGGTCGGAAGGCAGCCCTTCTCTTCTCTGAAAGGGAAAACAGATGTCGCAGACAACTTGGTCCGGCCCGCTTCAGTCGGGCGACAAGCCTGCTGGTGCTCCCGGGGGTCCGAACATCGGGCAGGTCTTCCTGTCGCAGACGTTTCTGATCAACTTCGACGCCACGCTGGTGCAGACCGGCTCGATCATCATGCCTGCGAACTCGCAGATCGTGGAGATCTACGCCGACACGCTCACGCCGTACAACAGCGCCACCTCGGCGACGCTGACCGTCGGCTCGGCGGCTGGCGGTACGCAGTACGTCACCTCGGTGAACGCCAAGACGGGCGGCCGCAACACGACCACCCACACGGCGGCGCAGTGCATCGCCATGGCCAACATCGGCACGAACACGACCCTCTTCGGCACTGTCACGTCCGTTGGCCAGCCGACGGCGGGTCAGGTCCGTGTCACGGTCCAGTACGTGCAGACCACGTCGCAGGACTGATGACTATCCGCTGAAGCGGTGGTATAGGGGTCGGCGTAACACCCGGCCCCTATTTCACAGAAGGAGCGCCCCATGGCGGACGCAGTTGCAAGCCAGATCCTGTTTGAGGGCGACCGCAAGGTCATCATGAAGTTCACCAACCTGTCCGATGGCACGGGCGAAGTGAAGATCGCCAAGGTGCTCCCGGCAAGCTTGGCCCCCAGCAACGCCGGTAAGGCCTGCACGGCGGTCACGATCACGAAGATCTACGCGATGACGCACGGCATGGAAGTGGCCATGTACTGGGGCGCCACCGCTGACGTGTTGATCGCCCTCGTCCCGCAGAACACCAACTACGTAGCGGACTACGAGAGTTTTGGCGGCCTGTGGAACAACGCTGGCGCGGGCAAGACCGGCAACGTGCTGTTCTCGACGGTGGACCAGACGCTGGGCGATGCCTACACGATCATCCTTGAGATGGTCAAAACATACGCGGCATGACGTACGATCCGTTCTCCGACGCGAGGGCACAGATCGACGACGGGCTCGGCCTGCGCAGCCAGCGCATGCGCCAGCCCAGCGCGCCTGTCATGCCCCAGCCTCTGGCCCGACCGACCCCGCCCACTGGCGCGCTCCCTGCAGGGCAACCCGGGCCGCAGATGCAGCAGCCGATGCAGCAGCCGATGCAGCAGCCGATGCAGCAGCCGATGCAGCAGCCCGGGCTGGGCCAGCTCGGCGCGCGGTACGGCGTTGCTCCCCCCAGCCCGGGCACGCAGATCCCGAAGCCCTTCAAGAAGGGCGGCGCCGTGTGGACGCGCAAGGAGGGCCAGAACCCCGAGGGCGGCCTGAACGCGGCGGGGCGGGCAAGCCTCAAGGCACAGGGCCACGACATCAAGCCGCCGGTCAGCGCGAAGCAGGCCAAGAAGTCCCCCAAGGCCGCCGCGCGCCGCAGCAGCTTCTGCGCCCGGATGGGCGGCATGGAGGGGCCGATGAAGGACGACAAGGGCCGCCCGACGCGCAAGGCCTTGGCCCTCCGCAAGTGGGACTGCTGACATGAGCGACAAGCCATTCTGGGACAAACCGGCCCCCGAGGATCACAAGCCCAAGAGCCTGTCGGTCAAGCGCAAGGCCAGCGCCAAGCGCCGCGCCAAGGCGGCGGGCCGACCGTACCCCAATCTCGTCGATAACGCCTTCGCGGCAAAAAAGGGCAAGTGACATGGACGACTTCAAGAACAGCACGAAGACCCAGTACGCCATGGGCGGCGCGGCTCACGCCAAGGGTGGGTCCGTGAAGGGCGCGGCCAAGGTCGCCAAGGTCATGGGCGAGTTCAAGAAGGGCGGCGCGCCGATGAAGAAGGCGCAAGGCGGCGCCGTGGCGCGCGGCAACCGCATGCAGGCCGAGGAGGCAGGCGAGAGCCGCCTCGTGCGCCGCGCTCCGCCCCGTAAGACGGCCATGACAGCCGAGGAGCGCGCCATGGCCGAGACCATTGCTCGCGGCAACCGCATGTCGGCCGAGGAGGCAGGCGAGAGCCGCCTCATGCGTCGCGGCGTCCCGGCGCACCGGGGTGAGCCGATGATCAGCCGCAAGCGTGGCGGCCTCGCCGTCATGCCCAAGGGCACGAAGTGCTGATAGGAGACTGAAACATGGCAAACGCACTCTACCCGCTGTGGAAGCAGCAACTGCTCCAGTTCACGGCGAACAACAACCTGTCGGCTGGCACCGTGAAGGTGGCCCTGATCGACACGGGCACGTACACCTACAGCGCGGCGCACCAGTTCTGGACGTCGGCCTCCGCCGCGTCGATTGGCACGCCGCAGACCATCGGCACCAAGACGTTCACCAACGGCACCTTTGACGGCGCGGACGTGACGTTCACGGCGGTGACGGGTGCCTCCGTGGAGGCGCTGATCATCTGGATCGACACCGGCACGGCGGGCACCTCTCCGCTGGTTGCGTACATCGACACGTCCGTGACGGGCCTGCCGGTCACGCCCAACGGCGGCGACATCACGATCACGTGGAACGCCTCGGGCATCTTCACGCTGTAAGCCCAGCCGGGCGGAGATTGACGCATGGCTTTGGTTGTTGCCGACCGCGTACAAGAGACGACCACCACCACGGGCACCGGCACGATCACGCTTGCCGGTGCCGTGAGTGGCTTCCAGTCCTTCGCCGTCATCGGCAACGGGAACACGACCTACTACGCCATCACCAGCGGATCCGCGTGGGAAGTCGGCCTCGGCACGTACTCCACGACGGGCCCCACGCTCGCGCGCACGACGATCCTGTCCTCCAGCGCGGCGGGCGCAGCGATCAGCCTGACGGGCACGTCGAACGTCTTCGTGACGTACCCGGCGGGCAAGTCCGTCAACGAGGACGCCAGCAACAACGTCACGCTCCCGGCCGACTTCACGGTCACCGGCGCCACGTTCCTCGGGGACGCTGCGGCGTACACGATGGGCAACACGCCCAAGATGCAGGTCAGCTCGACGTCGGGCGGCGCGTCCTCCATCAACAGCATCACGTGGGCCGCCAGCACCGCCGCGCCGCAGTACTCGTTCGGCAAGTCGCGCGGCGCCGCCAGCGGCACGCACGCGGCTGTGGTGGCGGATGACGATCTGGGCACCGTCAGCTTCTACGGCTCCAACGGCATCGGCTTCAACCGCGCGGCGTACATCCAAGCCAACGTGAACGGCACGCCCGGCGCGACCAATGTGCCGGGCCGCTTGGTCTTCTTCACGGGCACCAACGCCGCCAGCCCCATTGAGCGGATGCGGATCGACAGTTCCGGCATGACCCTCGCGACGGCGCTCACCGTGGCGAACGGGGGGACGGGTCTGACGGCGGGCACGTCGGGGGGCGTGCCCTACTTCTCCGCCGTGGGGGCGCTGTCCAGCTCGGCCCTGCTGGCCGCGAACGCCATCATGGTGGGCGGCGGCGCTGGCACGGCCCCCTCGACCATTACGACGGGCACGGGCGTCCTGACGGCGCTGGGCGTTGCCGTCGGCAGCGCGGGCTCGTTCACGGTGAACGGCGGCGCGGGGGCATTCACGACCCTGACAGCCTCGACCAGCGCGGTAATCAGCGTCAACACGTCCACCGACGCGCTTCGGATCACGCAGGTCGGCCTCGGCAAGGCTATTCTGGTCGAAGACGAAACCAACCCGGACGCCACCCCGTTCGCCATCGACAAAGATGGCAACGCGTTCTTCGGAGACCTCACCGCCTACACGATGGGCAACGCGCCCAAGGTGCAGATCAGTTCGCTCGCGGGCGGCGCGTCCTCCATCAATGCGATTACGTGGGCCGGTGCCTCCGCGACCACAGCCCCGCAATACTCGTTCGGCAAGTCTCGGGGAGCCACCGCCGGTACGCAAACGGCGGTGGTGGCCGGCGACGATCTGGGCTTCGTCAGCTTCTACGGGTCCAACGGGTCCGGCTTCAACCGTGCGGCGTACATCAAGGGGCAGGTCAACGGCACCCCCGGGGCGACCAACGTGCCGGGGCGGCTGGCCTTCTACGTCGGCACCGACGCGGCCGCCCCGGCGGAAGTCATGCGGGTGGAAAGCACCGGCGTCACCGTCACCGGCATGGGCACGTTCTCCTCCCTCGGGTGGACGGGTGTTGAATACACGGCTGCAGGCGCTGCCCTCGGACCGGCCATCGCGGACTACTTCACATCCACGATCTCGCTGGACGCGTCCAGCATCTACGACGTCGAGTGTGTCGCGTACTTCCTGAAAACCACGGCAGGAACCGCCACATGGACGTGGACGTTCAGTTCCGCGCCCGACCTGATATCCAGCTTCTACAGCTCGTCACCGCTCGTCGGGTTCATTACCTCGACCACCGGCGCGCCGATCAACGCACAGGCGGCGGCGCGTACGGCGGCGACGCTGGCCCACGCCGCGACCGGGTCGCTGACCACTGCCGTGTACCACGTCTACCGTTTCAAGGTGTTGGTGCGGACCAACCTCGCCACCACGATGCAGCTCCGCGTCACATCCAGCGCGGGGACCGTGACGCCGCAGGCAGGATCGTTTATGCGCCCCACTAAGGTGATGTAGTGGCACCCTAGTGAGCGCCCTGTGAGGGGTGGAAAGAGCGGCCCAGACCGAAGGGAGACGGCCTAAGTGTTTGGTTTTTCTTCCTTCGCGAGCACCCCCTTCGCCGCCGTCCCCTCGGCGGGTCCGACTTCGGTCACGCTCACGCCTGCGCTGTTCGTCAACAGCAACACCTTCTACGGGCCGACGGTATCGCGCGGCACGATCACGCTGACCCCGGCGCTGTTCGTCAACAGCAATGCCTTCTACAGCCCGACGGTCACCTACCGGAACACGCTGACCCCGGCGCTGTTCGTCAACAGCAACACCTTCTACGGGCCGACCGTGCTGCGCGGCACGATCACGCTCGTGCCTGCGCTCTTCACCAACAGCAACACCTTCTACGCGCCCACCGTGCTGCGCGGGACGATTACGCTTGCGCCCGCGCTGTTCGTCAACAGCAACACCTTCTACGCGCCCACCGTGCTGCGCGGGACGATCACTCTCGCGCCTGCGCTCTTCACCAACAGCAACGCGTTCTACACCCAGACGGTCACCTACCGGAACACGCTGGCCCCGGCGCTCTTCACCAACAGCAACGCGTTCTACACCCAGACGGTCACCTACCGGAACACGCTGGCGCCTGCGCTGTTCACCAACAGCAACACCTTCTACACCCAGACGGCCAGTGCCAGCTACACGCTTGCGCCTGCGCTGTTCACCAACAGCAACACCTTCTACAGCCCCACCGTCGCCATAGGGTCGATCACGCTGGTCCCGGCGCTGTTCGTCAACAGCAACACCTTCTATGGGGCCACCGTCCTTCCGGGCGGGTCTATCTCACCCGCGCTGTTCGTCAACAGCAACACCTTCTATGCGCCCGCAGTCCGGTACACGATCAACCCCGCGCTGTTCGTCAACAGCAACACCTTCTACGCGCCCACAATCCGGTACACGCTTGCGCCTGCGCTGTTCGTCAACACGAACACCTTCTACGCGCCCACAATCCGGTATACGATCAAGCCTGCGCTGTTCGTCAACAGCAACACCTTCTACGCGCCCGCAGTCCGGTACACGATAAAGCCTGCGCTGTTCGTCAACACGAACACCTTCTACGCGCCCGCAATCCGGTACACGATCAAGCCTGCGCTGTTCGTCAACACGAACGTTTTCTACCCGGCCGCAGCAACCTATCGGAACACTGTCGCGCCCGCGCTGTTCGTCAACAGCAACACCTTCTACGGGACGTTCGTCTACCTCTACCCCTTCCACCCGAACGATGTTCGCCCGGGTGGGGGAAGTGTTGTCCCCGGCCCGCGCGACCCGTTCCCGGCGGCCCCGGACGCTGCGCGGGGGGCGATGCCCGCAGCCTTCGCTCCCCGCGCGGCAATGCCCGCCCAGCCACCCTCGAACCGCACCAGCATGCCCCTCTCCTCGGGGGCCCGTCAGCCCATGCCGTTTGAGTGACATTTACACCCCCGGCGATGTTTGGTATGTCTGGCGCGCCAGAGATGCTCGCCCGGAGTGGTAAGCTGCTGCCCTGAACAAGCGAGCGCAATCTATGGCCTACTCCAACACGGTATCCCAGACGGTCTTCACGACGCAGCGCGTTATCGACAACGCCGTGCGCCGCTGCCGCATACCGGCGGAGCAGATCACGTCGGAGGCGATCAGCATCGCCAACGACATGCTGTACCTGCTGCTCTCGGATCTGGCCAATCAGGGCGTGCCGCTGTGGTGCATCCAGAAGTGCATCTACCCCCTGTACGAGGGCACGCCGACGATCACGACCTACACCGGCACGGTCGATCTGCTCAACACCAATCTGCGCACGCTGCAGGGGCTCACGGGCACCAACACAGACACCTCGACCACGCGCACGGTGGCCTTCAGCAGCGCCACGGCGGTGAGCACCGTGGGCATCCTCTGGTCCGCCGCGTCGGTCCCCGTGTCCCTGCAGCGCAGCACCGACGGCGTGAACTGGGCCATCATCCAGAACGAAGACCAGACGGCAGTCGCGGGCGAGTGGACGTGGTTCGACCTGAACAGCAGCGTCGCCACCCAGTACTTCCGTGTCGTGGCCATTTCGGGCACGCTGGGCTTCAGCCAGATCTACCTCGGCAACATGCCGACCGAGATCCCGATGGCGCGCATGAACCGCGACGACTACACCAACCTGCCGAACAAGACGTTCCAGTCCAACCGGCCTCTCCAGTTCTGGCTCGACCGGCAGGCCCAGTCGCCCGTACTGAACCTGTGGCCCGTGCCGAACGCGCAGGCGACCACGTCGCAGGTCGTGACGTGGGTGCAGCGGTACATCATGGACGTGGGCACCATGTCGCAGCAGGTCGAGGTGCCGCAGCGCTGGTACGAGGCCCTCGTGGCCATGCTGGCCGCCAAGATGGCCATGGAGATGATGGGCGTCGATCCGCAGATCATTCCGATGCTGGACGCCAAGGCGGCGCAGGCGCTGGCCGTGGCGCAGGCCGAGGAGCGCGACAACTCGCCCATCATGATCGCCCCCAACATCTCGATGTACACGAGGTAACGCCATGCCGGTCTTCCTCGACACGCAGGGCAAGAGCACTCTGGGCATCGGCATCTGCGGGCGCTGCAGCCGCAAGATGAGCCTCGACGACCTCCAGCCCGACCCGAACTATCCGGGCCTGCGCGTGTGCAAAGACGACCTCGACGAGTACGACCCCTACCGCTTGCCCGCCCGGCAGCCTGAAGTTATCGCGCTTCAGTACCCCCGGCCGGACACGCCCCTTGTCCCGTGAACACCCGGGGCGTGCTCCCCTCGGGATGTGGCAGCGCTGGCGGTGCTCCTCTCCCGCCGCCAGCGCTGTTCGATTGAAGGATACCCCCAATGGCAACCGTTAAGATCTCCGCCCTGCCGCCCGCCGCCCTCCCGCTGGGGGGCACCGAGTTCCTCGAGCTGGTGCAGGGCGGCGTCAGCGTCAGGGCGCCCTCGAGCGCCGTGGCGGCCTCGTACGCCACAGACGCGGCCAACGTGCTGCCTGTGACGGCGGGCGGCACCGGCTTGACCGGTTACGTTACGGGTGACATGGTTTACGCAACTTCGGCAACGTCGCTCTCTGCCATCGCGGCGGGCGGCGCAAACAAGGTGCTGCTTTCAACCGCCTCAGCGACCTTCACCGCCAGTATTTCCAGCACGACGATGGTTGTCACGCTTGTCTCTTCGGGGGTTCTCATCCCCGGCATGGTCCTGAGCGGTGTCGGCGTCACCGGCGGAACGACCATCGTCGAGCAGCTCACAGGCACGACGGGCGGCGCGGGCACCTATGAGGTGAGCATCGCGCAGAGCGCCTCGTCGGTTGTCATGACCGGCATCAACTCAACCGCCCCCGCGTGGGGCGTGGTGGACCTTACGGCTGCCGTCACGGGTGCCTTGCCCGCCACCAACGGAGGCACGGGCCAGTCCTCCTACTCGGCGGGCAATATGCTCTACGCAACGGGGACAGCGGCCCTCGGTGTGGTGCCGCCCTCCCCCGCCACTGGTGCGGCGTTGCTGGCGGGCGCAAGTGCGTCTTTCACGGGGACCATATCCAGCACGACGTTGACTGTGAGCGCGGTGGCCTCTGGCCTTGTCACATCCGGCATGGCTCTCGCGGGCTCCGGCGTCTCCGGCGGCACCACCATCACCGGGCAGCTCACCGGCACGCCGGGTGGCGCGGGCACTTACTCAGTGAGCATCAGCCAAACCGTCGCGCCAGTCTCCATGACCGGCAGCACTTCGGCGACCACACCCACGTGGGGCTATGTGGGCGTCGCGGGGGGCGGCACCGGCGCCGGTACGCTCACCGGCTACGTTAAGGGCAACGGCGTCTCGGCCATGACAGCCAGCCCGACGGTCCCCTTCCTCGACTTGGCGGGACGCGCGCAGATCAACGCCAGCAGCACCTTGGACCAGACGGGCAGCACGTCAACCGCCACGGCCTTCACGATGAACACCGGCACCACCGGCACGGGCATCACCGTCAACGCCAGCACCCAGATCACCTTCACGGCTGCGGGCACGTACATGCTCAACCCGTCGATCCAGTTCAAAAACACAGACGCAGCGGACCACACCGCCACTGTCTGGTTCAGGAAGAACGGGGTCGATATCGCCAACTCGGCCAGCGTCGTCTCCGTACCCAAGGCGGCTGACGGGGGCGTCACGGTCCTCACGGTGTCTATCATCGAGGCGGTCACGGCGGGCCAGTACATCGAGGTCATGTGGCTGGTGTCCAACGTCGCCGTTACGGCCGACGCCACGGCGGTGGGCGCCATCGCCCCCGCGATCCCGTCCATCATCGTTCCCGCACTGAGGATCGCATAATGATCGAGCAGCTCATCAGCCGCGTCTTCTACGCGCGCAACGTCGCCCACTTCGAGCACTGGCGCACGACCGGCGCTGGCAGCTTTGCCAAGCATCAGGCGCTGGGCAGCTTCTACGACGAGGTCATCGACGCCATCGACACGCTCGTGGAGGCCTATCAGGGCGCGTACGAGCTGATCGGCAACATCCCGGCACCGGAGGCCACCAAGGGCGACGTGCTCAAGCTGCTCGAGGCGGACGCCGACTGGATCGAGAAGAACCACGAGAGCATCTGCCGGGGCAATCGCGCCGTGGCCAACCTCGTTGACGGCGTGACGGGGGTGTACCTCAGCACGATCTACAAACTGCGCAACCTGAAGTAAGCGGGGACGACGGTGGACTACCAAGTGCTTTTCAACATCCTTGTTGGCATGGTCGGTTTCCTCGGAGGCTGGGTCTTGAACAACCTGTCGAAGGCCATCGAGCGGCTGGACGCGGACGTGCGCGAGATGCCGAAGCAATACGTCTCCAAGGAAGACTGGAAATCGGCTATGAGCGACATGAAGGAAGAGATGCGCGCCGGTCTCACCAAGATCGACAACACGCTGAACACGATTTTCAGCAAGCTGGACAAGAAGGAAGACAAGAGCTGATGCCCGCCCTCGGACCCGTCCGTTTCCTCACCGTACACTGCGCGGCCACGCCCGAGGGGCGGCATGTGACGCACGAGCAGATCACCGAGTGGGACAAGGCCAAGTTCGGCCAGACGTCCTACCACTGGGTCATCGAGCTTGACGGCTCCATGCACCGCACGCTGCGCGATGACCAGAAGGGCGCGCACGTCGGGGGCGCCAACACGGGCAACATCGGCATCTGCTACATCGGCGGGGTGGACAAGAACATGAACCCCAAGGACACGCGCACCCCCGCGCAGAAAAAGTCGCTCCTGACCCTCATTCGGACGTATAAGGAGCGCTACCCCACCCTGCTCATTCGCGGGCACCGCGACTGGCCGGGCGTCAAGAAGGCCTGCCCCAGCTTCGACGTCGATAGCTGGCTCGCCGAAACAGGAGACTGACCATGTTTGCGAACATTCTGCAAGGCAAGAAGACGTACGCGGCGGCGGTGACCATTATCGGTCTGGCCGTGGCCAAGCATTTCGGCATCGCGGTGCCGGAAGAAGTGTGGCTGATCCTCGGCGGCCTTGGCCTTGGCTTCCTGCGCAACGCCGTCGAAAAGTGACTATCTAGGAGAAGCGGCCCATGGCCACGAACATGACCTTCGCGACGCTCAAGGAAGACGTCCAGCGCTATCTGGAGCGGGGCTCGTCCTACGCGAGCGACCCGGTCGTGTTCGAGCAGATCCCGCGCCTGATCAACCTCGCGGAGCGGCGTATCGCCCGCGAGCTGAAGGTGCAGGGCTTCATCCACGTCGTGAACGGCACAATGGCGGTCGGGCAGTCGGTGTACGACAAGCCCGACCGCTGGCGCGACACGATCTCGATCAACTTCGGCACCGGCCCCACCCTGTCGCAGCGCACGCCGCTCTTCACGCGCTCGTACGAGTACTGCCGCTCCTACTGGCCGGACGAGAGCCAGACCGCCCAGCCGCTGTTCTACAGCGACTACGACTACGACCACTGGCTCTTTGCGCCCACGCCGGACGTGGCATACCCGTTCGAGATCCTGTACTACGAGCTGCCGCCGCTGCTGGACGATGTCACCCAGACCAACTGGCTGACCGAATACGCGCCGCAGTTGCTGCTGTACGGGACACTGCTGGAGGCGACGCCGTTCCTCAAGAACGACGAGCGCATCACGACGTGGCAAAACTATTACGACCGGGCGGCAGGTATGCTAAACGGCGAAGACCTCGCCAAGATCCTTGACCGCGCCACCATGCGCAGCGAAGCATAAGGGAACCTTCGATGTCCTATACCTCGGTCTTTGGCGGTACGACGATCTACCCCTCGGACGTGTCGTACCTGCCGCTGGCGCTGGCGACTGACACGACGCTGGAGTGGCCGCTTGAGGCCTCGGGCGACGTCACGGTCGCGGCGCGCATCATCGGCGTCACCCCGGCCAGTGCCGGGCTCAGCGTGATCATGCCGGACGCGACGCGGACAGGCCCCGGCCAGAGCGTGCTGTTCAACAACATGGGCGGCACGCACAGCTTCCTCGTCAAGGACGACGCGGGCGGCACCCTCGCGACGGTCGCGAGCGGCACGCAGTGGCAGATCTACCTCACGGACAACGCGACCGCCGCCGGTACGTGGGAGGTCTACCAGATGGGCGCCTCCACGGCGACCGTGCAGGCCTCCGCGCTGGCCGGGCCCGGCCTGACCGTCGTGGGCGCCCAGCTTGCGCAGTCGGCGCTTTTTTCGGAGTTCACGACCCACCTGTCGCCCACCGTCTCCAACCGCGCCACGACGTACGTCTATACGGGCCCCGGAGCTTCCACAGTCTCGCTTCCGACCGCCGCTGCGGTGGGCAACACGTTCTTTTTCCGCATCCGCAACCAAGGCGGCGGCGTCCTGTTGGTCAGCCCGGCGGGCGCGGACCTCATCAATGGTGGGGTGGGGCTCACCCTTGCGCCCGAAGACAGCGCCATGATCATCTCCGACGGCGATGCCAAGTGGTACACGGTCGGCCTTGGGCAGAACGCGGAGTTCACCTTCGACTTCGTCAGCATCCCTGTCCCTGCGGCGGGCGGCGTGTACACGCTTAGTGGCTACGAGTTGAACCGCATCGCCTACCGCTTCACGGGCACCTTGACCTCCAACGTCGTTATCGTCGTGCCCGACACGGTGCAACAGTACTGGGTCAACAACCGCACGACGGGCGCCACCCTCTCGGTGGGCACCGTCTCGCAGGTCGTGCCGGTGCCGGTGGCCACGAACTCCAGCGCCATTCTGTACTGCGACGGGACGGAAGTCGTGCTGGGCGACAGCAGCACGCTGGAGGTGCCTCTCGGCGTGGGGCAGGGCGGCACAGGGGCCACTGCGGCCTCTGGCGCGCGCGCCAACATCGGCATCTCGGCCTACTCCGACCCGCTGGTCACTGCGGCGGACGCCCCGTCCGCGCAGGCCGTACTGTTTCCGGCCCCGATCACCGACGGGCAGATGCTGATCGGCAACGCCGCGACGCCCGGCTTCGTGCAGGCGACGCTGACGGGCGGCACGGGCATCAGCGTGGTCAATGGGCCCGGCACGGTCACCATCGTGAACACCGGAACCCCGGCCCCCGGCAGCGTCTACTCGGAGATGTTTTCGGGAACCGGCGCGCAGACCGCTTTCACGCTGGCGTACCCGCCGATCAACGAGGCCAACACGCAGGTATACGTCAGCGGCGTATACCAGCAGAAGAACACGTACAGCCTCACCGGGGCGGTCATCACGTTCAACGTCGCCCCTGCTGCGGGCACGAACAACATCGAGGTGGTCGTCATTCAGGTGGTGCCCCTTGGCACGACGAACGCCAATCTGGTCAACTACACCTCCACCAGCCCCGGCGCGGTGGCGGGCACGGTCCAGACCAAACTCGAGCAGACCGCGTCTGTGCAGGACTACGGCGCGGTCGGTGACGGCGTGGCGAACGACACGGCGGCCTTCCAAGCGGCCATCGACGCGGCCTACGCCGCTGGTGGCGGGACCGTGGTCGTGCCCGACGGCGTCTACATGATCTACAACACGCTGGCGATGAAGTCGAACGTCACCGTCTCCTGCGCGGCTGGCGCCATTGTCGATTTCGTCAACACGCCCAGCGGCACGACCGGCATCGCGTTCACGGGCACTGCGGGCGCTGAGTTCGCCTTCTCGGTGGCGAAGACAACCGGCGACACCACCCTCTCGCTGTCAGGCTCGCCCACGTTTGCGGCGGGCGATCTGGTCCACCTCGTGGCCGTCCGCAACTCGCTGTCCCGCGTGGACGCCGGTGTCTGGTGGCTGGGCGACGGAACGGCCAGCCTGCCCTACGCGTACTTCGGCGAGTTCAACTTCATTCAGGCCAGCAGCGGCGGCGGGGTGTACTCCCTCGCCAAGCCCATTCTCTTCCCCGGCTACAACGTCACTGCGGCTGGCGAAACGGAAACCCTGCGCACCACTTCTGCGGCGCAGAAGATCACGCCGTGCGAAAACGCGCATTGGGTCGGCGGCACGCTGAAGCGCAACGCGAGCGGTGCCGACCTGACCCTCGGGACGTGGGCGTACAACTGCACGGTGCGAGACTGCACTATCCTGCGCGGCAGCGTGCAAGGCACATCGGTGGTGTGGACTGCGTCCTTCCAGTGCGAGGGGCGGAACATCATCCACCGCAACGACCCGACGCTGGCGTGGAACTACGCCACGATGCACGCCAAGTACAACCGCTTCAAGACCATCGGCTCGCAGGACTGCGGCTTCGTGGGCCTGAACGAGAGCTACGGCGCGCAGTCCGTGGACTTCACGTACGGCGGCTCGCTGCTGTTCTGCAACACCCGCAGCTACTGCCGCGACGGCGAGTTCTCGCACTGCTACGAGGAGCTGACGTCGCACCCCGGCTGCTACCAAGAGCAGTTCAAGGACAACCGGATCCTCGACTGCAACTCAGACGGCATTACCGTGCGCGGCTACGAGCCGGAGGTCACGGGCAACCTCGTGACATCCACGTACCAGTGGACGACTGAAGTCCCGACTTCGGCCACCTTCACGGGGGTCATCTCGGGCTTCAACCTGACGGTTTCGGCCCTCTCCGGCACTGTCGTCATTGGCGCTAGGGTAACCGGCGTGGGGGTTGAGGAGGGGACCACCATCTCGGCTCAGACCTCGGGTCCGGCGGGCGGCGCGGGCGTGTACGTCGTCAACATCAGCCAGACAGTTGCTTCGACGGCCATGGAGGCCGATCCGGCAGACAGGACGTACGGCATCGTGCTGGCCTACGGTGGCCCGCGCCGTGGCACCGTCAGGGACAACACCGTGCGCGGCTTTGCGTACGCCTTCGCGGTGCTGGGCAGCGCCACCGCCCAGTGGTACTGGACGGACTGCCTCCTCGGCATCTGCGGGAACGAGGTGTCCGAGTGCTACGCGGCCCTCTGGACCAACTTCTCCTCCGCGAGCAATCCTGTCACCTTCACCGGGACCATCTCGGGGACGACCCTCACCGTCGCTGCCAGCCCGGTCCCCACCGGCGTCATCAGGATCGGACGGGCAGTCGTCGGGTCCGGGGTGACGAGCGGCACCACCATCGTATCCCAGACCTCTGGCACGACCGGGGGCGCGGGCGTGTACGTCCTCAGCGCGTCCTCGACTGTTGCCGCGCCGACGGTCATGAACACGGTTGACAACAGCCTGCGGTACATCCGCTATGACAACAACGTGCACTCGTACTTGGCCCGCTTTGTCGCCGAACTGGGCACTTACAGCGCCGGGGTGTCTATCACCAACAACGTCATGCACGGCGAGTTCAGGTACACGGGCGGGGGCTCCTACGTCGCCTTCGTGTACACGAGCAACAACTGCCCGGCGCTGACCGTCACCGACAACACGTGGCTGCGGCCGAAGGGCTCAAACTCGGGCAAGACCAAGTACTTTGTGTCCGTCGCGTCGGTCTCTGACTTGGTCACGTATCCCGAGGCGGCTTGGGCCGCGCAAACCAACGTCAGCAACAACTACGCCACGTTCGTCAGCGACGCCCTCTTCGTCCCGACGAGCATCGGCGGGGGCTTTGTGCAGAGCGTCAACAACCCCGACGGCAACTACACCAGTGTGACGGCGTCGAGCACGATGACGGTCGTCCCCTCGCCGAGCCGCATCTACTCGGCCATCGTCAACACGGGCACCGGCGGCGGCAATCTGGACCGCATCAACGCGGCGGCAAACTGCGTCCTGCAGACGGGTGACATCCTCTACCTGCGCAACTTCGCGGTCGGCAACCCCACGCTCATCCGCGACATCGCGACGTCTGGCACCGGGAACATCCAGACGCCGGGGAACACGTCAATCACGATCTCATCGGCGGTGTCGGTGCTGACGCTGATGTACACCGGGACCAACTGGTCCGTCGTCACCGACACGCTCTCGTGACGGGCTGAGGTAGGGGCCCCGCATGGCTGAAGAGATCATCACCCGCGTAATGTCCCAGCCGGGCATCAAGCGCGACGGCACGCGCTTGGAGGGCGGGGCGTACGTGGACGGCACGTGGTGCCGCTTTCAGCGCAGCCTGCCGCGCAAGATCGGCGGCTACCGCGTGGCCAACCGCTACCTGAGCAGCGTGGCGCGTACGCTGCACGGCTACACCATCGACCAACTCACGTACGTCCACGCCGGGTCGGCCTCCGCCATCCAGCAGCTCACCATCGACGGCACCTACAACACCTCGAACATCATCAACCGGACGCCCACCACACTCGCGCAGAGCAGCGCCAACCTGTGGCAGTTCGACGTGGACACCGCCGGTGGCTCGGGCCTGCAGCTCATCGCGCAGGTGGCGCCGAACCTCAACTGCATCTGCAACAGCGCGGGCGGCCAGCTCTTCTACGGCGACGCCTTCGGCTCTGGGCCTCTCGCAGAGGTCACCAACCTCCCCGGCAATGCAAGCATCACCGGCGGCGTCGTGGCCCTGCACCCGTACACCGTGGCTTTCGGCAACGACGGCTACGTCATGTGGTCCGTGCCGAGCGACCCCACCGATTTCATCAATTCCGGCGCGGGCAATGCGTACGTCACCGGGCAGAAGATCGTGCGCGGCATGCCCCTGCGCGGTGGCCCCGGCAACAGCCCCTCGGGCCTGCTCTGGTCGGCCGACAGCCTGCTGCGCATGACGTACGTGGGCGGCACGCCCGTGTTCCAGTTCGACACCATCTCGGCCCAGTCGTCGATCCTGTCGGCCCAGTCCGTCATCGAGTACGACGGCATCTTCTACTGGATCGGCACGGACCGCTTCCTGTCGTTCAACGGCGTCGTGCGCGAGATCGAGAACAACCTCAACCTCAACTTCTTCTTCGACAACCTCAACTACGCGCAGCGCCAGAAGGTGTTCGCGATGAAGGTGCCGCGCTTCGGCGAGATCTGGTGGTGCTTCCCCAAGGGCGACAGCCCGGAGCCGAACCACGCCGTGATCTACAACGTGCGCGAGAATGTCTGGTACGACACGGCGCTGCCCGAGGACGGGCGCGCGGCGGGCCTGTTCCCGACGATCTTCCGCAAGCCGCTCATGACGGGCGTCCTTGGGGATCCGCAGCCCATCAGCACGCGCATCACGCAGGCGGACGACACGCGCGTCACGGAGAACGACGTGACCCGCATCACGGAGGAGAGCGGCGTGCCGCTCTACAAGCTGTGGGTCCACGAGGTCGGCGTTGACGCCATTGACGGGCAGCTCATCTACCCCATCCAGTCCTACTTCGAGACGGCGGACATCTCGCTGCCAGTCGATCAGGGCGTCAACCGGGCGCTGCAGGTGCTGGTGATGGAGCCCGACTTCGTGCAGTCCGGGGACATGACGGTCGATGTGCGTGGGCGCGCCAACGCCAAAGCACCGGAGGTGAACAGCGCCCCGCTGACCATCTACAAGAACCCGCCGACGCCGCAGGATCAGACGATCCGCTTCAAGGAGCAGCGGCGCCAACTGCGCTTCCGCTTCGAGAGCAACACGCTCGGCGGCGACTACCAGATGGGCCACACCATCGTCCACATGCAGCCCGGCGACGGCACGGTGATCGGATGATCGACCCCCACGGCATGACATTGCTTCAGTGGGCCGATGCGGTTATACTGTCCAACGGTGACGCTTGGTCCTTCGGACGCCTTGTCGATGAAAACGACTGGCAGCGGTGGGCGGCAGGTTTTGTACGCGCGCAGCCCTTTGCGCAGCGCAACCCACCAAACCCGTTTCAGTTCACCGATTGGCGAGAGTGGGCCATGCGAGCGTACCCTATGCTTGAAGGACAAGGTTGATGGCGCTGTCTCCCCTCCAGCAGGCTGCTTCGCAGGCTCCCCGTACGGCGGCGTACGAGGTGCCAAACTGGCTGCAGTACGGCAACGGCACCGGCGCTACTGGCCCTGACGGCGGCAACAAGGTCGGCCTGTACACCAACCAAGGCAAGTACACGCTCTACGACAACAGAACCGGAAAAGTTCTTGCGGAGGGCAGCAGCCCCGAAGAGCTGAAAAACATCTCGGACATCATCACCGGCACCCTCGTCCCGCAGGGCAATGACGCAGATTGGCGCTTGTACAGCTCCAACCCGGTTGTCCAAACTCGCCCGCACCGCGAGTTCCTCGGCGGCGGTGAGGGGCCTCTGAAGCTGGACGGAAACCCGTTTGGGGATGTGATACAGGGCTATAACGACCTGTCCACGCCCGGCGACCCGCGCGGCACGGTTATCGCTGGCGACATGCCGAACAACCTCTTCAAGGACATGATCCTGCCCCTGTTGGCTGTCCCGGCAGCAACGGCGGGCGCCTATTTCGGCGGCAACGCGCTGCTCGGCGGGCTGGGCGGCGGTGGAAGCACCGGCGCCGCCGGTGCCGCTGGGGCTGGCAGCGCGGGTGGCGCAGGCGGTGCTGTGGTCCCCGGTGCCACGCTCGGCGCTGGCGGGGGCGGGGGCGGTGTTGGCGGCGCTGGCGCTCTCGGGGGTGTTGGCCTCGGCACCAGCACTGCGGGCCTCACGCCTATCGTTGTCCCCGGCATAAAGGGCGGTCTCACCTTCGCGCAGACACTCGCGGGGATCGCGCCCGGTGTGGGCATCCCCGGCGCGACAGCCGCGCTGGGGGGCGGCACTGGCGCAGGTACTGGTGCTGGTGCAGGCACTTCGGTCACCGCCAGCCCCGTCGATCAAATCGTC